TATAAGCTAACAAATCATTGTAGATATTATTGAGTGTCTTTGCATTTAACTTGCCTGTCTTAGTGTACTGTCTTAAGCCTCTCAACCCTTCTTTACCATCAATTACTTCTCTGAATGAAGAAGTGAACTGAGGGAAATATCTACTGAACATCTCTTGTGTCTGGTCAATACCAAGACTAAAGAATGCTTGTAAATAAGGTAATGGGGAATTTAATAACCTTTCTCTTATCTGGTCAATATCCATACCATTCATACTGAAAGGCATAATAACATCTGCACCAGTTAAAGGAGAGTTTTCATTTAACACTATATTAGTCAGGAAGTCATCAACTTTCTGTATCTTAATCTGTGTATCTGCAATAGTAGGACCTGCTGCACCACCTTGAGTATCTGCTCTTGTAGCTTGAACTAACTGTCCTAAAGCATCTGCTGTGCCCATTATTCTCTTAAATAAATAACCAGCAGCTACTTGCTTCTTATAGAACTCAATCTTTCTGTAGTCAGATGTCTGATTCCTATTACCTAATTCCTCTACTTCCTTCTGGAGAATGATATTGTCTGCCAATTCATCTGCCATGAACTTATTAGATTTATAATTGTCATAGGTTACATCTTCCATCATTGCAGCCCTTTTCTTGTAGTTCTCAATGACTTCATCAATGATTGTGTCCTTTCCTTTACCTTCTCTACTCTCTCTGAAATAGGTATTAGTAATATCCATTACAATAGGTTGTGACATAATCAAACCAATCTCAACAGGATTATAACCAAGCCTACTTAAAAGCATTGAGGCATCAGCAGTGAATGTATTCTGATTCAATGAAGCAAGCACAGGGTCTTTTACATTATCCACAGATGCAGCAAGGAAACCTGCATTATTCCTTGAGATATACTCTTTATTATCATTCATTAGACCATGAAGAGAAGTCAGTCTCTTACCATTAAGTAAGAAAGAACCATTCTCAGTATCAAGACCTAATTCAGTATGTTGCATCAAAGCATGGTTTGCATTATGGTTGGCATAAATACCAATCAATGCTGCACCAGTCATATTCTGCTGATGGAGTTGAACCTGAGTTCTTGGGTTAAGAGGGTCAAGTTTCTTCTTGAACTTCTCTGCCAATTTGTCAAGTTGTTCCAAATCCATACTCTGTAACTTGGAAAGAGTACTTTGATTCTCAGGAATATTCAGTTCCTTTCTTAGTTCAGACTCTCTACTGGATTGAAGGATATTAATCATTCTTGCAGACTTCTTCTGATAATCAAAACCACCAGGGTTAAGCATCTTTGAAGCAGTGTCAGCATTAGTTAGAACACCCCACATCATATCAATCAATAGATTATTTCTGGCTTCAAGACTATTCTCCTGTGGAGACTTGCTAAAGTCATATTCAACCTTCTCAATCTTATCCTCAGAAGATACTCTATACTTCTCTCTATTAGCTTTATATGTCTTCCAGAGATTGTATTCCTGACTATCCTTAGGAGCTTTTCTACCATCATCTATGGCTCTGTTTACACTCTGTCTATACTCCTTCAACATTTCAGGAGATACAGCTTTTCCTTGTGTCAATTGAGCAACCAAATCATCAACAAACTGCCTTCTATTATACTTCGGAGTTATCTTAAACTCAGGTAACATGATATACAATTTATCCACATCAAAGTCAGAACCACTTAAGGTAGTAATCTCTGATGGGAGCATGATTGAGCTACCATTTTGCTGAGGCAAGAAACCTTTGATATAAAGAGGAGCCATTGAATATTTGTCCTCTGTTGGAACTCTATAACCAATCAACTTTCTCAAGCTGTCTGGTAATTTATTTACATCCAGTTCATGAGTACCTGCCTTCATAAGGGGTTTATAGAACTTCCTACTGTAAGCTGGCATATAAACTTCGAGATATTTAATTCTCTTGTTCTCTCCTTCACCTTCAAAAACAATCTTCAATTCATCAGTAAGACCATAGTCAGAGACTTGAATAAGTGCTCCTCCTCTAATCTTTTGTTTGGTGATTCTACTCTTGATGATACTGTTCAGTAATGTTTGTACTCTCTGAGATTGTACAGGGTCAAATAATGGAATATTGAATTGTCCTTTCTCATTAAGAGTACAGGCTCTAATCATATCAATTCCATATCTTTGATTACCTCTCAATTCCTCAAGAAGTATCTTTTCAACCTGTTTGGGGTCTTTAAAGATTTCATTTACATCAGCAAAAGCCTGAATGATATTCTCAGTGTTAATAGCATTATACATATCTAACCATTCCTGCTTAGACATTTCCTTGCCATTTACATCAATCTTAACATCTGGACTAATATCTGCTGTAATCAGCTTTCTAATCTGAGTACCAACTAACTGAACTGCATCAATAGCATGTTCTGGAGTTGCAGTCTGAATACCATAATCTTCATAGCTTACTTTATGAACTACATTAGGATTCTCAACACCATTCTGAGTAGTGGCATTCTTAAGTACAGACTTGACATCTTCCTTAGTATTGACACTGTTCAAATCAATTACACCTTGTTTCCCAACCTTAGTGGTTGATTCAAATTGAACTACATCAATTCCATTCTCTTCCATGAACTCATTGATAGCTACAAGTTTACCTGATTTACCAAGTGGACCTGAAACTAACTGGTGCATAGCCATAAGAAGGAACTCTGAGTTCTTATGCTGAACTGGTGTCTTAATACCTGTATGACCTTGAACTCCACTCATATTATTCACCTGAGTGTACACATAAGGTTTCTTAGTCTGCCAGATAATATTAAAATCAACCATATCCCACTTACCATTTTGGAAGTTATCAAAGGCTCTCTGCATATCATCTGTCCACTGACCAGACATATCAAGTATAGCTCTGTAAGAACTTAATGACCTATAAGCCTGAGCATCTGCCACATTTACCCCTCTGAACTTATTCAAGATTAAATCCCTGTCTCTCTTTGCCATCTCACCTTTCTTGACTCTTTCATCAAGTACAGTTGCAATATCATCAAGTGCAGAAGATACAATCTCATCATCCTTTAGATAGATAGTCCTCTCTTCCTTTCTACCATACTTAGAGTTGGTATTAAGTCTGAGGGCAGGAGCATGAACTTCCTTATATCTCTTTTGGAAGTCCTCTATATTCTTATAGAAAGCAAGGTCAGTTGTAGTGAGTTCAATGATTTGTGATGTAGCAAACTTACTATTCCAGAAATACTCTCTCAACTTAGCTTTGGCATTATTTCTAATAACCAAGTTTCTGTTGATACTATCTACTTCCTTAGCAGTAATCTCACCTTTCACCATCTTCTCTCTCAACAAGTCCTTAATACTTTCAAAAAGAGTAGTTGCCCTTCTATCATCCACTGGATTATTATTGTTGTAATCCCTTAAAAGAATATCCATCTCTATAGACCACATTCCTTCAAGAGCCTTCTTTGCATTGTTCAAAGAAGTTGCTGTATTCCTGTTATAAGAACTTTGACCAGCATTTACACCAATTACTCCAAGATATTTGTACTTACCATTAGGCAGTTCTTCAAGTAAACCAGCTTTAGCCCATTCTCTGTAAGTCTGTTCAAACTCATTGTCAAGAGCTTCTCTTACTGACTCTCTGATGAACTCTCTTAACTCAGTACCAGTTCCTTCATTCTGGATTCTCTGGAACCTATCAAGGAAAGTCTCACCATTGTCATATCTTACATCATTTAGAGTTGTAAGGAACTTAAATTCAGCACCACCAATACTCTTAATAGTACCATCCTTCTTCCTTACTATGTCATAGTTTGCAATAGGAGCAATATTTGGATTACCCTTTTGATATTCAACATCTCTTTGGTTTACAAGAGCTATTCTATCTACCTCTTGATTAACTAAGTCAACCATCCTATCAAGGATAATATCATCATACTTCATATACTCACCATCTTCTCCAATGATGCTATGATTGTCATACTTCCTGAATCTAATGAACTCAGCAGAAGGACTATCTGAAAGAATTGGCACATGATAATTAGCCCATTGAATATCAGATTTACTGTTATCTGGGTCTCCAAAGTATTCTGTCAGTAATACTAAGGTGTAATCCAAATCATCCCAGTTCTGGTATGCAACCTTATCTGAGTTAAGTAGAACCTTATGGTTCAATCCTCTTCTCATTTCAGGGTTATTTACTATTTGCTCAATCCAGTCATTTCTCCATCTACCATCCTTATAGAACCATTCATATTGTCCAAATTCATTTTCAACAAACTCTTTGAACCTTGCTTCATTACCCATAACATTCTTAAGCTGTTTAATCAACTTACCAAGATAGTTAGGAGTAACATGGCTATAGTATGACTTATCATTTTCCCTCACACTACTTTCAATAGCATCTTCTGTTACTTCTGCAAGCATCATAGCTATGCTATTGTAAGCAGAACCAAAGGTATTTATCAAATCTCCTCTCTTTTCAGTTCCATCTTCAAGAGTCTCAGATTTAACCTCACCTTTCTTTACACCACTGAATATGATATTTAATTGAGGAAGAAGCAACATAATTGGGTCTGTTGCAGTACCACCTTCATATTGCTTTATATTGGTCAGAGCATCCAATAATACACCTTGATTAGCATTGATACCAATCATATTAAGGAGCTTATTCAATGTCTTCCATACCTTTTCATCCTGTAGAAGTTTCAACCTTTGTTCTGTACTAAGATTGGTAAATCTGTTATTAAGAGCCTCAGTCCATTTAAGACCATTCTCTGCATTCTCAAGATTCAAGTCTCCATTCTTATCATAGATACTATCATCATCAAGCAGATTACCATTCTCATAGTTATCCCTCCATTCATCAAGTAGATAATAGACACCCTCAGGCTTATTGATAGCAATAGTTTCCATTTTGAAAGTACCATCAGCCTGTAGTTTCTTCTTCTGAATCCAGTAAGGCATAAAGTCTTTTCTGAAATCCTGATAGAACTGACTGAATAGTTTGGGTTCAGCCTGTAGCTTCTTTACTATTTGCTTAGTCCAAGGCTTGGTATTACCAAGAGTCTCCAGAAGTGGTAACATATCATCAGATGTAATCATATCTCTGAGCTTGTCTATAAGGGTTGCATGAACATAGTCTGCATCAAGAAATCTTAGATTTCCTAAATCATCCTTATCATACTTTCCTCTGTAGTCAAGTTGGGGAATCTCTCTAATTACCTTTCTAACCTCCTGACTTAGAGATTCATGAGAACTTACTTCCCTATAATTAGTCATCCATCCATCCTTGAAAGCCTCATCCTTTACAAAATCATCAGCTTGTGTATCTACTGCACTATCTCCCTCAGGAGTATCATTATTAAGGTTGGCATCTTTAGGGGCAATATAATTAGGGTCAATCCTAATCCCCTCTGTAGCTATTAGTATAGTACTTGCTTCCTCAGCCAAAGGTTTGAAATTATCTACTACCTTCTGATAAGCATTGGTTTTATATAATGCTTTCTTCTTTGCAGCTTCATACTTCTGTTCATTACTATATCTCTCAGAACCTCTCATACTATTGATTGTATTCAGCTCTGATTGTATCCTATTCTCCTCAGAGTCAAGTATATAGTTATTGAAATAATCCCTTACTCTACTAAATAAGCCAGCAGGTGTATATAACTTGATTATCTTGAATCTATCAAGAGTTGCTAACTCTTCTTTCAATTCATTAACAGCAAGTACATCACCTTCTTTTTCAGCATCAGCAATTCTCTTATTGAGAGTGTCATTGTGTTCTTGCAGTGCTGTATCAATTTCATTGCTAAAGAATCTTGCAATCAGACTAACCCTATCTCTTCTTGTTCTTGGGTCAAAGTCTAAATCTACTTTAGCTTGTTCTTCTACAGTGGAAATCCTTGGAGCTTCAAATGAAGGTGAAAGTGCTTTATCTAAAGCCTCTATCATTTCATCCTTACCTTTCCTTAGTTCTGCCCTAAAGTTATTTAGTTCAGAAGCAGTAGGATAAGTGTCCCAGTCCTTATTATTCTTGTCTTGCCACAGCTCAACAAGTCCCTTGACTGATTCTATAGTTTCACCTTGTAATTTAGCAGCCAATTCTTCTATTGTAGAATTAGTTGTGATACATCTTTTACTCATCTTGTTATAGATTTATAATTAAATTTATGTGCAAATATAAAGGTTGTTTTCTTAATATGCAAGTTATTAAGGGTTTTCTTTTTGAGAGGTAAACCAAACTCTTTAAAAATAAGAAAGGGGAGACTTAGCTCCCCTAACTGTTACTCAACTACATACTTAACACCATTGAAGATAAGCTGTTTAATTGTATTGATATTAACCAGTCTTTCACCAGTTTCTTTTGGACCTCTTACAACATCCATATCCATACATTTGTACTTACCATCCCTTGATACAAACTGCATCTTGTAGCCTCTTAGTACCCTATCTTCTCCTTCAATAAAGTCTTTAATAGGGTTATTCTGAATGTGTTCCAGAGCTTCCTTATAAGCTGTAGCCATTGACTTTTTAGCCCTCTTAGCCTTATCAATTAAAGCTACAGCCTCTTGTCTTTGTGCTTCTCTTTCAGCTTCATATTGCTTCTTGGTTTTAGCTTTATCCTGCTTTTGGAACACAACAGTAAATACCTCAGAAGATTTGATACCCTCAAAGATTGTCCTTATACCAGGAGTACCATCTTTCTTATCTTCCTTAGTCACTTTTACTTCTTTGTCATACTGGTCAGAAGTATTAAGTAGGTCTTGAACATAACCATAACCTAATGTCACTGACTTTCCACTCTCTGTATGTTTGAATTTGATTGTATCTTTACCAATCTCTTCAACAATGTAATGTGACTCTTCTGAGAATACATCACCTACTGCTATCTCTTTAATATTGATTTTCATTGTTCTTGATTTTAATCTATTACCTCTTTTGAATAAGCAGTATATACTGCATTTAATTCTACATCATCCTTTACAGAATCCATAGTAGCCATATACATAGCTTTTGTCCTTGTTCCACCTCTACTTAATGCAGCAGCTTCAATTACTTGAGAAGTTTTACTACTATTCTTGAAGGGAACACTCACACCATTTGTCATAGCAGAAAGCTCTTTGTACCATTCACTGTGCAGAGAGTCAATAGTCATAGTATCAAATTTGATACCTAACTCACTTGCCTTCTTAGCTTCTTCCCTCCAATCAATCTGGGCATTACTTACAATATGTTTGTAACTATACCCTACTTTATGAGGTGCTGCATCAGCAATCAATAATACTGCCTTAGTAGAACCTTCTCTCCATGCAGTTTCCTCAGTGATTTTCTTAATGACTAACTCATAGAATTCATCACCATCTCCACCATTTGTATCTTGAGCCTCATTAATAAACTTGATGATTTTGTTTTCATCATTAGTAAGGTCTAATACTTGATAAGCCTTACCAAAGTTATCTTTGCTCTTCATGTCACAATAGTCACCAAATGCTACTATTCCAATCCTTAAGTCAGGATTAGAACTGAACAGTTTGGGAACTAACTTCTTCACATGGGTCTTAACTGCATGAATATAAGCTGACATAGAGCCAGTTGTATCAAATGCAATTACCATGTCAAGCATACCATCAGTAGTAGATGGCTCTACTACTTTAGGTAGCTCTTTTGTCTTAATTAAGTTTGTTCTCATTAAATGAACTTTTTAAGATTTGACATAAACTCCTGAGCTTCTTTCTTCTTTTAATAATTCCTCTTGTATCTTTCTATACTCAGATTCTAATATACCAGAAGGATTTCTTAACTCTTCCTTATCATCTGATAAAGGGACTCTATAACACCTTTCTTGAGTTAATAAATGCAATTCTACATTATTCATTAATATACCCTCTTTTAATAAACTCTTCATATAATGGATGTGCTAATAATCTTGCATCAGGATGTGCATGAGAATCATCTCTTAACCCAAAGAAGTGATTCCAGTCACTTACAAATGCAGTATGAATTAACTCTGTATTAGTGTCAAGAGGTAATACTACTCTTGCTTCTTGAGGTTTTTTACCTTTCTCAATAAGTCTCAAGTAAGATTCTTCTGCAACAAGATTAGACCACAACCACCATTCAATATCTCCCCAATCATCTTTAGTAATGCCTTGGTCTGATACTGAGAAATACTCCTCTTTTAATTGCTCAAAAGTGGGAAGTACATTTTCAGTAATGTCTTCTAATCTTTGAATCTCAGAATCTACCCAACTTGGAAGATTAATACCTACACCACCAAACTTATCCTTACCATAGTTACAATATCTTGTGGATTGTTCAGCCATAGAATTAACTCTATGTCTATTATATTCTCTGGTAATAGCTATTTGAGTGGTAAAGTGAACTGTAACTCTCTTCTCATGGAACTCTGTAGGCTCACATAGATACTTTAAATCATCAAGCCAGTTATTTTCTACAAGTACTCTAAAATTAGTAGTGACATACAAGTAGTCAGGGAAATCTTCATAGTCTTCTTTAACTACGGAGTATGGATTGTTAGAATATTTATAGAGTGGACATTCCATAGTCTCACTCCCCATTCCACCATGTATTGTAGTCTTAGCTTTAAGATACACAGTACCATGTTCTAACATAGCACCATGTCCACTATTAATCATTCTCTGTACAAACTCCACAGGATTATCCTTTGGTTCACTGGCATAACAAACTCTTCCACATCTCTCAATCTGTTTATAGATTCCCTCAAGACCTATTTCTTGGTCCCAAATCTCAAAACTTGGTTTAATTATTCTCATTCTTCCAATATTACAATTTCATCAATATCAAATTCCTTAGGGAACTTACCATCACTTACTTTTTGTTTGAAAGCTTCCTCAATCTGTCCTTTAGTAGCATCTGGAGGTAACTCCACTTCATCATAATATGATATGGTTACACTCACAAACCTCTTATGTTTTACATCAAGAGGTGCATTCCAAGGAGCATCAGGAGTATCACTTCCCATAGGATAATTATATCCACTCATTCTTCTTTCCTTTTTAAGTTTCTTAATATTTATCTCTAAATTATTCTCTTTGATTAATCTTCTTGCAATAACACTTTCAAGTTTTAATGGGATGCTAATATGTCTGCCTTTTTCATTAAGGTAGATAGCATGGTCTCCATTATGTCTGTCATAATAGAAACCATTAGCTACTACCACCCTAACAAACTCTCTATGTGTAAATTGCTTCATCTCAAGAGACTACATCTTTATAAGTTACCACTTGTTCAGCCATAAGACCATTACAAGGAGGTACAATCACTTGTTCAATCCTTGTCACTTTATATAGATATGAACTCCCATTGTATAAACCATTACTCTTCAAGAGCCTTTCTGCTTGTTGAGGATTAATAGCCTTACACATTGCACATCCCTTACCTATACCAGTAACTTCATATTCCATAACCCAGAGTTGCATTGCCCCATCAGGAGCACATCCTACATCTACCCTATCTCTGTTAGGGACTATATTGTCTGGGGCACAATAAATTCCTTGTTGTCCTGCCATATTAACCCATAAAATAACATTTTTTACATAAGCTATCTTTATATATAGGCTTACCACAAATCTTACATCTCTCTATAGCATTGAAACCTAACTCTCTACTTGACTGAGTTGAATCTTTCACCACCTCTCTGATTAAAGAAAAAGCCTGCGACAACTTCTCAATTTCAGTAGTAGTTAATATACTGGTTTCATATGCAGGGATACTCATACCTTTCAGTCTCCAAAGTATCCTATTTCTTTTCTGCCATCTCTCCTGTTTTTCTGTCATAATATATTCTTTACATGAAGATAATATTTAACCATATTCCAATCTACATAAGGTCTCTCAGAAAGAGAATCATGTTTCAATGGAACTCCCAAAGCTGCATCATCAATATAGATGTGAGCATAAGGTTTAGGTGAAGAGGACCAATCCTTTTGAGTTGGGTTTTCATTTATACCAAACAAAGGAATATCATGCTTCTTAAACCAGTCTATTGCATCCTGCAACCCATCACTGGGTAATTTAGCTGGCTTAGTCTTGCCATAACCAAAGTCCTCTGTTTCTTCTGCCCCATCTAATTGATGGCTTCTCATAGTAAACAGTATAATCTTATGACCTTTATCAGTCAATTCCTTTAAGACTTCTGCTGCTCCTATCTCCTCTCCTACTCTTGGAAACTCATGTGTAACACAAGTTCCATCAAAATCTACTGCTATAATCATACCTTACAAGTATTAGCTTGATTATCCATCCACATTACTGTCATAATGGCATAATTAGCCATATCCAGTAAGGTATCTCTGATAGATTCATCCTGTACCATAGCTTTCTTTTGAACCAGAGACTCAATTCTATTCATCTTATCTCCAATTCTTACTACTGATGCTACAAGACCAAACTTATCAAGAGATTTATCAAAGGAATTACCATAGTCATGATTCTTCCTAACATAGGTTTCAATCATTCCTTTGGCTATATCTTTGAATTGATTAGCTGATTCAGGTAACTTGTTATTTTCTTCTGCTGCTTTTATCATTTCCTCCATTCTCTTCCCATTCTTTTAATGTTATAAACTTGCTAAAGAATTGTCTTTCTTCTCTAACATAATACTTTCTACTTTTAAGGCTTACATAAAGAACAGCATCTACCCATTTACCACTATTAGTGTCTTTCATCTTCACAATACTATCAATATAGTATTGACCCTTAGTTTTAAGACAGATATATGTTCTATTCTTTTGCTCACAATTAATAGTATAAACAATCCCACATAGGGCTATTATAGCTATTACTGCTATTATTAATACTTTCCAAATTTCCATAATCTTTTTAATGTATCCAAAAATCTGCTTTATCACCCTCAGCAGGAAGTTCTACTTTTCTACAGAAGAATGCTCCAGCCTTTTTCATACAATCCTTCAAAACCTCTGTCATTTCATCAGCTATCTCTTCTGGAACCTCTATATTCCATTCATCATGTGCTGGAATACATAACTTTACCTTGAATAACAAATCATGCTCTACAAGATATTCCCATAAGAAGATAGATGCAGTCTTGAACATAGTAGCACCACATCCTTGACAAGGATAATTGATTGCTTGTTTTTCAGATGCAGACTTTCTCTTGAAGAAGTGTCTTACAGGATGCACATATACATCAGCTATACTTACATAAGCCTCTCTGACAGCATCCTTTCCTGCTTTTTTGGTTGTATAATGATACACTCCTACCATAGAATTAAAGTTATCTCCTTTGGCAAATCTCTGATATAACTCATTCTTCACTTGTTTAGGAAGCAACTTATTCTCTTTGCCTTTATAAGGTTTATAAGTAGCCCAATACTCTTGATTGAACCTTGCTTTTATACCCATTAATATGTCATAATCATAGATATAAGCCTTTCTTCCACTTGAAAAGTCAGTAATGATATATCCATGCTCCATGACAAACCTTCTCTGTCTGTCTTGATACACTTTCATACCTTTAAAACCTTTCATGTAGTTGTTATAAATCTTGTTGGCTTCTACAAGAGGAATACCCTTATTACCATGAATAGTGTTAGCATCACCACCATAATTAATAGCAAATTCCACACCTTTAGCTTCACTTCTCCAATGTTTAAACTTATACTTAACCTCTTCTATAGGACAATTTCCTATTATCTCAGGATAAGACATCTTGGCTACCAGAGAATGAATATCACCACAACCATTATTGAACAAATCAATCATAGCTGGGTCATTGGTTACATCTGCAATAATTCTTGATTCTTGCCCACTATAGTCACAAGAAATCCATTTCATTCCTTTTCCTGCAACAAAGCAAGCTCTTGTCTCACTATCAGATGGAAAGTTCTGAAAGTTAAGATACTCAATATTGTTTGATTTATCCTTACCTCCTGAACTTAATCTTCCTGTATCTGTTCCTAACTGATTAAAGTTAGTATGTAACCTTCCACTCTTTTCATTTATCTGGTTAATTACATTCTGACCATAAGTAGAAGTAACCTTCTTTGCTGCCTTATATTGTAGATACAAATATGCAATGGTAGATTTATCTTGCTGAGGTTCAATTACTTTTGCCTCAATACTATCTTTCCATTCACCAGTATCCTTATCTTTAGCTAACAAATCAAAACCTAATGATTTGAATAATGGAATTACCTGTTTAGGACTATCCCAATTAATCAAACATTGAATCTTGTTTTGAAAGCCAAGAAATAGGTCTCCTTGAAGGTCTTCCTTTATATACTTGGTACTTAACCTTGCATCAATAGGAACTTTCCATGCTTCACAATAACCTCTCTTTTGCCCTTTAATGTCTGCTTCTGGACATCTCTCACCCTTCATCTTTTTCCTTGCTTTCTCAAGGTCATCAGGGTCATCCCATCCTTCTATCTGCAAGTAATGATAAGCATAATTCTCTCCTTTAGCTGAGTTAATAACCCAATCACTAAGTGCATCCTCAAATACTTTGACAGTGAAATTATCAAGAAGCATTTTTCTTTCCCACTTACTTCTGTCTAATAACACACCACAATATTCAGTATATGCAACCCAAGGAACAGACTTATTCTCATACACAAGAGCTGTAACTAATCCTCTTTTCTGGAGTTCTTTCTCCTGTGCATCCATTATCTTCTCCAGATATTTCACATCATTTGCACCATACTCAATAACATCTTCTGAAAGACCAGCCCACATCACTTTACCCCGAACAGTTTTATCCAGCTCAACACCAAGATAATTTTGACCTGCTGCTTTTAAAGACATAGAATGAATACCAGCAGGAAAGCCCATATACATGAGTTTCTCTGCCAAGAAACCATCATAAACCTGTTTTACAACCACTCTTTGATGGAATAAAAACTTCAAGTCAAACTTGATATTCCAACCAATAAATAGTCTATCAGATTCAAGATAGTCCTTAAAGAAACTTAGGCTTACAGTAGTTATATCAATTACTACTTGAAACTCATAACACCCCAACTGGAGCATTATGAGTTCTTTTGTATAAGGGTCAAACCCTTTGGTTTCAGTATCTAAGCCAACCTTCTTTAAAGGCTTGAGCATGTGTAATGCAGCTTGTGGAGATATTATCTCATACTTGTCAGATTCAGGTAGTATTTGTTGTGTACATACATAAATCATATATTCACTATTGCATCAATCAACTCTTGCTCTTCTTTTGGTGTGACTTCAAAGGTAATAGCATAACCTACTCCCATTACATGGTCTATAGATTTAACTACTGCCTCAGCTTCTTCAAGATATTCTCCCTCAACTATCATTGGACCACCTGATGGGTCTATGAACTTTTTACTCTTACCTGTCAAACCACTCCTCATAGTATATGTGGAAGTCTTTAACATGTAGGTATGTGACTTACTGCCATCTGGTTTAACTAATCTCCTAAGATAATTGTGTTCCTCTCCTCTTGATTTTAACTCTATTAAGTCTTTCATACCATTGAATATGCTACTAATTCATCAAAATTCAGTACATACCTATACTTCTGAAAGAAAGTGTTTCCAATAATACCATGTAAGTTAATACCAAACTCTTGTTTAATATTACCAAATGCCTGACTTAAGTCTACTACTTGGAAATCATCCTCATAGCTCTGACTTCTATATCCTACATTCATTCTTACATACTTAGATTCTTGAATAGTACCTTCTATTCCAAAATGACCTCCACTCTCTCCAGTCTCTGCATAAGATAACCCTTCCAGAGCAGCTTCATTAATTGAAGAATAAGATGCACCAGTATCAAGAAGGAAGTTCAGTTTCCTACCATTATTCATAAATGTGACAATTGGCAGTTCAACCAAATCCATAGACTCTCTAAATGAAATTCTTCCTACTTTAGGGTCTATCTTCCTTCTATTCATTATTAGATTAACAACTCCTGCAATAATGGCTACACAAGCCAGTACCACTATCATTGCTACAATTTTCCATACAAACTCCATGTTTCATGTTTTTTTTTAGTGATTACTTTCCTGTGCTACCAATGCCACCCCTACCTTCATTTCCAAGGAAATCTACAGGCTCCAGAAGTGGTTTAGATGATAATAGCCATTTTAATTTCTGCCATACAGTAGCAAACTGAGATAATTTAACCTCAAATTGGCATACTCTTGTGCCTTTAGGGATAGTTACAGCCTTGAAAGCATATAGTGGTGCTCTCCATTCATCTGTATCACCATTATAAATGGTGTCAATGAATCCAAGACCATTAGCAATAGTTACTCCTAACTTACTTGGAGCACTACTTCTACTATAAACCTTAGCTACTATTCCTTTGGGAAGTTCAGTTGCAATACCTAACCTTGCAACATAAACCTCTCCTTTCTTTAAGGTCACATCTTCTGCCAGACACAAGTCAAAGCAATCTGACTTATCCTCTCCTGTCCTCACAGGAAAACAACCAGAGGTGATTTCTTTTACTTTAATCTTCATTTTTATTTTGTTCTTTAATTAATTTATTATATTCAGCAACTTTAGTACATAATTCTATAAACTCTTCATTACTTAGAGAACCCTTCATCATATTAATCCTTTTGTCTACCCATTGAATATTACCTTCCTCATACCCTATGTTAGAGTCAATTCTGTCTATAGACATATTTTGCTGTTGCATAGTAAGATTTAAGTCAGGCTCTAAGGACATTCCAGACAAAGCACAAGCATGGTTCTGTTCTTCATACAAATTATTAAGGTATTCTACAGATATATTAAAGGTTAATTCAGGTTTCCTACCTCTATGTTTTCTTGTAGGAAGTCCTTGTATAGTTTGATTATACTTTGATAATATAATAGAGTTAACCTTAGCTATTCCATTTTCATCTATATAAACCTTATTACCACACTTTTTACACCTTGTAGATTTTCCAGATTGTATAACTGCTGAATTTCTCCAAGCAAGTTCACCACATTCACATTGAACCAACCAATATAAATTTCTTGAATTAGAAGTAGGAGATACTTGACTTCCAGATTTAACCTCATCAGAAACAACAGTCCATAAACCAAATTTTCTCCCTATAGGTGCTCTTGGTCTCAAACTCTCTCTTCTTTTAGCAGGTCTTGTTTGTACCCCTTTTATAATAAAATACTGATGAAGCTGATTCCAACTAATTTTAAAGGTTTTACAAATCTCTGTAGTTGACATACCCTCCTGATATTTCTTATCAATCTCTAACTCATCATACCTTGTAATTGTTTCTCCTTTTATCATTTCTATGCAATTTAAATTTATGCAAAGATAAATATAAAAGTTGAATGTAACAAGAGTTTAAGGGAATTACTTATACTAATGATACAACCTAACTGCATCTGCTCCAACCGCAGGAGGAACAATGGACACAGCCATTCTCCCTGATTAAAGTTGAACCACAATCAGGACATACCTCACCCTTAATTTCCTCATTAGGGATATACTTACTAAGTACTCTACACATAGCTGAACTGAATGAAGTAATATTGTCATTGACCTTCTTTGCAGTCTTAACAATATACTTAATATCCACACCATGTCTTAACAACATAGATGAATACAAGGTAGCTGCATTCTCTTCAACATTTTCATTAGCTAACTCAAGATTGTCTATATGAAAGACATCTGATGTAAAGCTATAGTGCATCTTACTTACTTTAGTTATAACACCCTTATGAGGTTTAAAGCTAATAGGATTCCTTGGTCTGAATGCAAAGACTTCATAAGGTTTAGACTCTAACATACCTACTAAGATAATGAATTGTTCACCTTTTGCTTTAATCAAATAAGCATCAGCTTCAAGTTCTTTAGGTCTTTTAGGAGCTTGTCTTCCTTCAATAGTCTTAGGTTTCTCAATCTGAGTTAATACACCTTCCCTACATCCATCTCTGTATATGGTGATACCTTTCAGTCCTTGTTTCCAAGCCTCAATGTAGATGTCAGCAATCTCTTCTTCTGTAGTTTCCTTAGCCAGATTAACTGTACTACTGATACTGTGAGTGATATATTTCTGAACTACTCCCTGTAATTTAACTCTCTGTCTCCAATCAATCTCTGGTGCAGTAGAACCATAGTAAGGACTTTCTTTCCAAACTTCCTTCCATACTCCCAAGCTCCATTCATTGACTTCTGACTCACTATAGTTCATAGTTTCTATTGCCCATCTCTTCAAGTTAGGATGAACTACTGTAAATAAAGTGTATTTCTCACCTACTTTATCTACATAATCTACCCTATCACTCTCAGACATACATTTCCTCTTTCTTTGATAGAAAGGCATGAATACAGGCTCAATACCACTACTTGTACCAGCCATGATACTTACAGTTCCAGTAGGAGCTACTGTTGACCAACTTATGTTTCTTCTACCATTTCTAATCATCTTAACTATTTGGTCAAGATAATTATCATAGATAAAATTATACCACTCATTATGCCCATTATAAACAGGCATTTCCCCTGTGAGTTCACATACTTCATCACCTTCAAAGAATAGTTCTTTATGTTTATCCCAAGCAGGAAATGCACCTCTCTCAATAGCCATATCAACATTACTATCAAGCTGACCTTTGAACATAACTTTCATTAGCTGTTTAACCTGATTAATACCCTCATCAGAGTCATATTTCAAGCCTAACATAGCTATTGCATCAGCAAGTCCAGTGAAACCTAAACCAGCTCTTCTTCCTTGAATTGCAATCTCCTTGATTCTACTCCACAGTTTAAATTCAGTATCATCAGTATCATTCTTTACTGTATCAATAATCCTATCAACAGCTTCAATCTCCAAATCAACCAAATCATCAGCTAATCTCATGGCTTCATAAGAGTGCATATAAAGTAACTCTTCATCAATGTGAGCCTTGTCTGTAAATGGGTCTACAATATAACTTGCCAAGTTGATATGAATCAACCTGCAACTATCAAATGGACCCATTGGTATTTCCAAAGTAATCTAATTTAATAGATTACTCCCGACTATATCTTTACAATACATTTATATTTCATACATTCTGGTATTAAATGAATAAAAGGTTTTATGAAACAGTTTAAGAATTTTATGATAGTAAGTTTATCAGAGATGGTAATACATTCATTATAACTTGAGAACTCAAAACCATAAGTCTTAAGTTCCTCTATAGCTGCTAATCTTGTATGTACACTATGAATAGCTATACTTAATTGATTTGAGTTATCTGACAAATATAGATTGCCATCATCAAGATACCATAACATCCATCCAAATGGGGTTAATCTTTTGATTAAATCCCAATCTTGGTTTTCCTTTATAATATCCATATATCTGTTTCTTAGATTATTACTTCTCCAAGAATAAGAAATGTAACCATTACTTTCTCTTTTACTTATAGTCTCCAATCCAGCTACAGTAGGAAAGGCTTTCTTCAATAGATTAACTTTGAACTTCAAATAATCATACTGTTTATAGCCATGTTCTATCTTTAAACTACTCCTATTATCATAGAACTCAAAACTCCCATCTCCAAGTTTCTGAGAGACTAAGATAGAAAGGTTATCCTCTATAGTTGGGTTATATTCTATAATATCAAACTCATTAAATAACTTAAGTTTAGCTGCTCTAAATGTAGACACTTTGAAGTATTTATCATATAGTCCTTTAATCCAATCATAGTGAATATTAAGGAATTTGAGTAAATCTTCTTGAGTATCACATCTGATTATAGCATCTCTTAAAACTTCTTTTGATGGGGTATTAATATCAGCAATATAATCTCTTACAGGCTTACCAAATAAACTTTTGAATCTATCTCCAGCATTTCTTAAACCTATATGAAACTCTTTTGCTAATGTTTCATACACTTCATTATCTTTAACTCTATTACAACTTTCAGCTAATTCTTTAGCTCTTTCATAAAAACTTTTATTCATTTCTTCCATAACTAAAATATAAATAATATTGATATTACGTACATAGTCTGTGAACCTTCCTTAGTTAAATAACTAAGGCTCGGCTGCTGATTGCCCAACACATCTATAGATGTTTTAACAGGTTTCCAGCAATTCTCGTAATGTTTTACTTGCAGCAAAATTGTCTACCACAAGGATTAGTTCCAACCATCTTGAAGTCAGGATATACACCATCAGGAGAATAGTTGTGCATTGCTCCTTCAAACATAATACCCGGTTCAGCAGTATTCCAAGCACAGTGCATGAGAGTATTCCATAACTCTCTTGCTTTTACTTTCTTTATAAAACCAAAGACACTATTGTTGTATAACTTACCATACTCAAGAGTATCTTCATGTCCTATATAATAGTTATGCTTTAACATATCAGCATCTACTGGAAATCTAAGAATATAGTCTTTATCTTCCATTACAGCCTGCATAAACTCATCAGTAACCTTGACTGATATGTTAGCCCCAGTTACTTTGGTTAAATCCTGCTTCTTGGTTATAAACTCCTCAATATCAGGATGATTGATACTCATACTTAACATAAGAGCACCTCTTCTTCCATTCTGAGCTACTTCATTGGTTATATCTGAACATACATCCATGAAAGATGCTGCACCAGTTGAAGACTTTGCTGCATTATTAACCTTAGCTCCTCTTGGTCTAAGCTGAGATAAGTCATATCCAACTCCACCTCTTCTCTTCATGAGTTGAGCTTGCTGGCTTCTTGTCTTCATTATCTCTGCATAACTATCTTTAGGACTGCCTATTACAAAGCAATTGCTAAGACTTACTAATGCTCCAGTTCCACAGCCAGACATAACTGAACCTCCAGGTATAATATACTTGAAGTCTTTGAATAACTGATAGATAGCTTCTTCATCAAGATTAGGTCTTTGATAACCATAGTTTGATAACTTAAGATTATTTGCTCCTTTAGAAGACTCCCAATCATATTCACTTTCAATTCTTGCAAATTCCTTAGCTAATCTTCTATGTGTATTATCAGGAGTTTGTTCTCCTTCTGTTGCATACTTATTCCTCCAAGTTGAGGCTGCTAATTCATCACCTTTAAAATACTCTAACTCTGTCATGCTGGTACTAAATTCTTTATTTCCATAATACAATCATTTGCCATTACTTCCTTACTATATTTCAGGTTAGGATTAGTAAGATAATAATTTAGGTCTGTAAGAATCTTTCTCCAATCCCTATAAATCTTACCTGTTTCATCCTTTAAATCTACTATACCAAAGTTCCCATAGAATTCCCATACAATAGGAGCAATTGTTCTTCTATTGATAACAATGAATTGATAATGCTGAATCTTGAACTCACTGAAATAAGGGTCTCTCTTGATACACTCTTGAAGAATGTATGTATATAGCTTAGCTTGAATATCATATCTCCAGTGAGCAAAGGAGTCTTGAAAGTTCTCCTCAGGATACCCAGTAGTCTTTAAGTCTATTGGATAGATAATCTTGTTATGGTGGTCCACAATAAGCTCATCAAACATACATCTCACTGGTATTCCATTCCATTCAGCTTTAAATTTCAATTGAAACACCTTCTCAATATCTGTTCTCCAAGGGTCTATATAAAAGAAGTCCTTGGTTATTGAGTTGGTTCTTAATTCATCAACACACAGAGACACATCATTATAATCTTTTTGAGATAATATAGTTTTGTCTCCTGCCAGTGCAAGCAGTGAATAGTACTCATTACAACTCTCTTTTACCTTCTTTATTCTGGTAGCTTTATAAGAGTCTCCTGCATAATATCCATTGGCTACAGCCACATTACTAATCACTTCATCATCAATAGTATCTACCCTCCTGTGTGTATCTCCATACTTGGAGAATAATACTTTGGTGATACTTATCAAGTTATCTGATAGATTAGGAAATTCACATACAATGAATCTTTCAGCAAAGGCTTGTTCCCCATCAGTAAGCATACAATCCACTGCACTGCCAAATAGTAATGCTGGACTATCTACCTTATCAAAGAGAGAACTGAGATTCCTCCATCCTTCCCTTTCAAATCTTGATAATGTAGAGTAACTGATTGCAGGGTCTTTCCTGTACTCTTCCTCTGTTACATTCCAAGATAGTTCTTTAATACTCTTCATCATAGTATTCCTCCTCTATATCTTCTTCCCATTCATTACTGGGAACTTCAAGCTGGGTTAAATATACATCCACCTCAGCCTTTAAATTACTTAACTCTGTCAAGTCTACATCAAGGTACTCTTGTTTAGGATTTTCACTCTTGATATTCTTCCTTGTCTTGAATATTGCTGAATCTACTAAGTCCTTGAGTGACTCAAAATCTCTGCTCTGAATAAACTGTTCACCTAAAGTTATATCACTCTTGGGTAAACTGTTCAGCAATTTCCTCATTCTTTCTATGGCTTTCATCCTTATATCTAAAAATAAAGTTTCTGTGGAATTTTCTATCACCATCACATACTCTTTTAATACAACAAGCAGTAGTATTTAAAGAATTAGCTGCATCATTAATTGAAATAAATTCAGCTATAAATTTCATATCTCTACTATATTGTATTACAGGGTGTCCTTGAGATACCTGAATATCCCTCTTATGTTTTGGGCTTTTGTTATAGGAAACCAAATTATCTCTTAACCTATCAAGGGTTATAGGATTATTTTGGTTCTCTAATGGAGTAACCCATTGCAGGTTAGATACTTTATTATTAGAGGGATTAGTGTCAATGTGGTCCACTTGAGGTTTATTATCAGGATTAGGAATAAAGGCTTGAGCTACTAACCTATGTATCAAATAATTACCCTCTGTAGCATTTTCCCAATCTCTCAGTTTAACACTAAGATAACCTACTCTATTATCCTTTATAGGGGATAATAGCCTTATTCTCTTTTTGCCATGAAACTGAATAGACCTAACATTTCCCATATTAGAAACTTCATATAATTTCTCAAAGCCAACTACAGGTCTCCATTCTTCTTTGTTACCATTCATCTCATTTATTACATCCTTTAGTTCCCTTATAGAATGTATCTCTCTAAATTCATAAGGAAGTTTACCCTCTATAATATTTTGTATAATAACTTTCTTCTTGAGACTCCAAGAATCATTTGGAAATCCTTTAGCTTCTATAATAAAGTTTCCACATACAAAGTCAGGAGTATAATGGACAGACCTTAAAGTTTGTCCATTATATCTTTGAGTAGGTATAAGTTCCAACTTATGTTTCTCATATTCAAAAGGAATATTATTATCCTCCAGATATTTAGCTACATTTCTTTCTAATTGACTCCTATATTCTACTTCTCCTACTCTGATTTTGGTTGCGTTGATAATCTTCTTATTTTCCACTTCTTTTAAATAATTGTTTCATAGGTTCCTCCAAGATTCTTTTTGCTGCAAGAGCATCATCCAATGTCCTGAATGCAGCAAAATTCTTGAAGTTCTTGATTCTATTCAAGTCCTTAACCTTTGTTATTTCTCCACTGAGACAACTAATGACATAAATCTCCTTGCTGTTCTTAATGTGGTTATCATACTTTTCATCAAGTACAATAGCTACCTCTCTTAACATAATTGAAAATACAGCAGCAGGATAGATTGTATATAGATTACTAAGGTATTTTCTTAGATTCTCTACATTCCAATGAATTCTGTCAGCAAGATGTTTTATGTAGAAGTAGGGTTCTGTGGGAATTTCTTCATTTTCCACTTCCTTAATTATGCCCTCTTTGATAAGGAATGGGATACTTTTCTCACAGACAATTACAGTATAAAATGGCATGAAACCATAAGCACTGTTCATCCCAAAGGCAAGGGTCTTACCCATTTCTACTTCCTTACCAGTCTCCACAAAAATAAGTTTCTTCATACTTTTTTTTTTGTAAATTAATACTCTGAGAACCACACAATTGGCTCTCCATATTTTTCTTTAGTTAATTTGCTTACTTCTTGAAATACAGTAGATGGCATCCTTTCCTCTTGCCTTGCATAGTATGCAGGATGCTTCTCTTCCAGTATTATATTGGTATTCTTATTGATATAAGGCTTAAGTGTCTTAGCCTGTTCACCAAATAGAACATATATAATACCTGTCTGCCACTCTGATAGATTCTTTAGTAACTTGGTCATGAAAGGTCTCCACATCATTGTGTGACTACCTACTTTATTCACTTCACAAGTTAGTGCAGAATTAATCATCAGTACTCCTTGTTTAGCCCAACTCTCTAAAGTGGGGTCAAAGATAATACTATTATGTGGAACTTCAAAATTAATACAAGCCTCTTTAACTATTTCAAGAGAAGGAGACAACTTAGTCCCCTCCTTGTTCCCAAATAGGACACCAGTAGCCACATCCTTTTGTGGATATGGGTCTTGTCCTATCATTACAACTTTGAGATTATTGTAAGGGCATAGATTAAAAGCCTTAAATATATCAGGATATGCAGGGCAAAGCAAGTCTCTTTTAATCAAACTTACCTGTCCTACTACCTTATTTAATTCTTTTATATCTATAACCCTTACCCATCCACCAAAATATTCCTCAAATGTCATACTATATAGGTCATTTGTACAACCTCATCAAGATGCTCCAGAAGGTAATCATTCATAGCCTCATTGCTGAATGTAGAAGGAGTTGGCTTTTTAGGTTTTACTATGAACCTATCAGTCACATCAGCTACTATTATCTCAGGTAATGGCTTAATTACTTGAAAAACAAAGCCATTTGGATTCCTTATAGAAGTATTAATCTCCTGAGCAGTAGCTCCAATACTACTTGTATCTATCATGATACCCTCCTGTACAAATGCAGGAATAACTGTCTTAATGATACCTTTCTCAACTATACCATTACTAACAAAGACCTTTGGATTGACATAGATTCTACCAGTTTTATAATGTAGAAGTCTATCTCTCTCCATAACTCCATGAAGTGTGTACAGTATTAATATGTTATAATCTTTGTCAAGAATATAACCATTACCACCATAATAAACCTCACCAGTATTAGTTGTAATCTTAAGCAGTCTATCTCTTGCATCATTCATTTGAAATGCTTTAAAGATTGCATTTGCAGTCCTTCTTGGTTGGGGATAACTATTTTCAAATAAAGTAACAGCCACTTCCTTCAAACTATTAGAATAATTGAAGTTATCCAATAATCCATCCTCAACTTTGCTCTTACACATTAATGGAACATCAATTTCTGGTCCACTAATATCTACTTTTAAGAATAGATTGAACACATTATTGTTTTCAAATGCAAGATGAGGTCTAATATAGTCTGGGAATTGAATAGTACCTCTATTCAGGAATATATCATGAAGTTGCCTGTTTAATTGTACACTTATTGCCATTACATTTCTACTTTAAAGTACATTGTATCAGCAGAATATTGAGTCATAAAAGGCACATCCCTATCTATAATAGGATTACATTCATTAGCCACGAAGTTTACAAACAGATTGACCATTACTGATGCAATCATATTTGCCATAAAGGTTGTCTGTTTGTAGCTACAAATAGTTTCATCTGCTACTGCATCACTGAATAACCATTTACTTCTATACTCTCTCATAGCTCTTAAATCATTGCCTTGAATGGCAAATACCTGAAATTCTTCTGCTGCCAACCTACCATCAATAAACAACATTTTACCTCTCTCTTCCTCAGGTTTGGACATTAGTCTATCTTCCCAAGCATCAAAGAATAGTTTCCTTGCTTCCATGTTATCAAAACCACAAATCATAATATCTGTAGCCTCACTTTCAGCAGTGAACCTTTCTTGATATGCAACAGCACTATAATAGTTTGCATACTGTTGCATCATATTGTGAAGAGCATAAACTTTTCCCTGTCCCAAGTTATGATTACCATATAATTGACCAGACATATTAGCCTGTTCAACTATATCTGGGTCATATAAATATAATCCAGCAGGTTTTAGTCTTGCAAGTAGGAAACCAACATAACTTCCAATACCTCCTACACCAGCTAAGGTAATAGTTTTAGATTGAATGGCACTATACCAGATAGCTCCACTGAATCTACTTGTAGCTTCATCTACAAGCAAACTACCTGAATTAGGTAGAATTACTACTTCCTCAGCAGCTAATGCTGCCTCAAGTAATGCTTCTCCTTGTTCATCAATTTCTACAGGAGCATCCCCAGTATTCTGAGCATCATGCAACAGATTAGACCCATCTACTGTTACTACAAGAGTTATAGCAGCCCTGGGAGTTTCTACATTCACTGCACCAATGGTTACTAAATAAGCACCACTTGCATGTTGTTCTTCATGAATAATTCTCCAATTACCACCCCTTAATAGAGCTACTGCTGAATTAAATTCAGATGCAGGACTATACATTAAACTATCTTCTGGAGCCTCTGAACTTACAATTGCAGTATGGTTTATAACACCATCAGGGTGTCCAAGACTTGTTGTTTCTGCATCTATAGTCATTTGACTTATAGCATTCTCTAATACTTCATCTTCCATAATCAAATAATATAATCATCCATTAATTTGATATAAACACTTAACCAAGGGTTCTTTGGTAATTTCTCAAGTTCTTCTCTTACATCATGTGCCAATAATGCAGCCATAACAGAATCATCATTATTAATAACTGCCATAACATTACCATCATAGGTGAAATTAATAAGGTAATCTACATAATTTGATGCAAAGTATTCAAACTCTTTGACACTTTCAAACCTCCTTCTATAAAGACTCTCCATAGAGTTAGCCCACTTCTTGACATCAACTGCACTTTCATTTGAAATGATAATACTTGATGTAACAAGTTGTCTTACAATGGATTGAACTATATCTTCATCCACTGTTACAATACCATAGGGAATGTCAAGATTCTCTTCCTCAGGCTGTTCAAAAGGAAGCTCCCCTTCTTTAGTAGGTAACTCTTTAACCTCTTTGGCTTTATACCAGCCTCTTCCTTCTTCCCCATAGTACTTTTCTTTGTCCATAGGAAATGTACTCACCACCTCCTTGGTTGGGGCAATGTTCTTTCCATAGTTACCATATTGAGGATAACCCTTATATACAGGAGTTACAACTTTCTTCTTAGACTCTTTGATTTCCTTAAGCCTCTCCATCATTTCAGTCTCAAAGTCATCAGTTGCATCCTCAAATACTATATCCAAATTGAACCATTCAAGTTTCTCTTCTTCAATATCAAAGGTCTCTACTCCCTCTCTTACTTCACCATTCCAAGTAGGATAAGTATATTTCTCAGATACAGTCTGTACACATTTGTACTTCCTTGTAATACCAGCAGTATATTTACCCGCATTATTAACAATCAAAGATACAAAGTGAGCCATATCATTACCTTCTGCACTCAGAGTAGCTGTATCAGTACCACTAAAGAATGTAGCCATATTGTTATGACTATGGATTAATCCTTGGTATATCCCCTCTTCCAATAATTCAGGATGGTCTACCATATATGTAGCCATATCAGGAGATACATTGAACTCAGTATATGTACTTGTACCAATGTCCATTTGGAACAAATCTACACATCTAATAGTTAGGGACTTATCTTCAAAAGCTCCCTCAACTTTATAGAACAAGACACCTGACCATTCTACATCCCAGATATTCTTGCATAAAAATCTTATCTTTTTCTCAACCTCTACTGGAATGACAATCTTAAATATATCTTGTCTGTGGACTAACCCCAGTACTGGTTTCACTTCTTTCTTCTCTTCCATATCCATAATTTAATATTCTTAATATACTGCATACTATAGCTTCAATATACTGTAAATTCAGTATCCTTGTTCTATTGAGAGATTCCTCCTCTGAGGATAACACTCCATCAATAGTCAAGGTAATTTCTCTACCTTTGAATGTACAGATTTTCTCTCCTACATATCTCTGATAGTCATTACTACTACCCCTTCTGACTGCTCTTGGTATATAGATTTTACCCTTGGTTATAATACATTCATTAATAATACCCCTACTAACAAGGTCAGCATAACTAAGGTCAAGAGTATGCTTGTTATATTCAGTATTATACCAGCTAATAAATTCATTACTGATAAGAACTACTATATCAATGAAGGACATCCCTAACCCATAACTTCCATTATTATAGTTGAATCTAATCTTCTTAGTCTCCAGAAGATATTTAATGAATAGCTTGAATTGCTCTCCTTCAAATATATTATAAACTGTTCCTCTAAGAGACTGCATAGAGAATTTATCTTTAGCATCTCCCATCTCTGGTGCAGGAATATTCTCAAGCCTGTGGTGTGGAACTCCATCAATAGATTCTACTCTTACATACCTATCAAGCTCCAGACACAATAACTGCCAAATGGCTTCATCATATCCTATAGCTAATGTAGAAAGGGTTGAATTAATAGGACCTCTACCAGTACAAGGTGTTTGAAAGCTTTCAAAGTTACCTCTTGGGATAGAGGATACATGACTGTGCATATATCCATGCTTGAATTGATTCAGAGGGTAATTAGACCTGTTCACTCCAAAATACCCCTTACCTTTCCCCTGCCAATTGAATGGAACTTTAAGCCATAACTCCTTAATATCCACATACTTATCAAATTCATTTGTAATCCTTACTGTAGGAAAATAAATAAGGATGAATAAGTCATTGAACATAAGGTTGGCAATCCTTTCTTTTATTACTGGCAAGAAATATTTAGCTAATGCAGAATCACTTACAATAGTTTCATTATTAGCACCTTCTGCTGTCCAAAAGAGATTTATTATATCTCGGTCTTCTTTATTCATATTTTGATAAGCAGAAGAGTCTACTATATTACTCCATTCCATGAATGTTCCCAAGGGAGTCCCACTAAGATATGTATATAATTCATCCTCAGTAAGAAAACCCTGCATATCTACTCTCCCTTCACCAAAGAAGTCTTGAAAGAACTGTAGGATTTGATTTGGTCTTTCCATGATACTATCATGTAGTTCATGGACTTGTTTCTTTATTTCTTCGGTCATTGCATGATAAAAAAAAAATGAGGGGGAAGGCTTATTCAGCCTCCTCCCTCACTGGTTTCTAATTTACAAAATCAAACATCTTGTTGATTTCTGCTTTTGACATCTTTTCAGGTGCTTTGTAAGTTGTACCTTTCAGTACAGCCATAGCCCTGTCATAAGTGCCTTCTTCAATGACATCACTGCCATAGAGGTCTTTCAACAGAACTTCCAATGCACCTGCAACATTACCCTCAGAAGTTGCAGTCACCTCAGGTTTTTCTTCTTCCTTTTTGGTTTCTTTTACTTCTTTTGCAGCTTTCTCTTTTACAACTTCTTTCTTCTCCTCTTTTACAGGAGCAGCTTTTGCAGAACCTTCACCCAACAGGTCAATCAAGTCCTGAGTTTTACACATGGTGAAGTTCTTTCCAAATCTCTTCACACACTCATCCTGCAAGCCTCTTGCCTTGATTGCATTGTAGGCTTCTGCCCTTGACATTGCACCAGACTTGATTTTCTTCTCAGGTGCAGTCAGCAGGAATGTCAAATCATTTACTACCTGTCCTTTGTAAGGAATGTTGGTAGGAAGGATAGAAGCATCATCTTTCAATTCTGCTCTCAAATGACCTTCAAAGAATGTCATTCCTTCATATTCAATACCTGCTTCTCTCATTTCTCTTTTCAACTCACCCAGTGTAGTTGCAGAAGATGCCTGAATAACTTTTTGAGACTGAGTTTTGTTGTTGATGATGGTTACTTTTCTAAATTCCATGATTTTTTTTTTTAGTGATAAAACATTACCTATTAAATAGGCTTAAAATTATTTCTCTGAATTGTTCTTTGTCTCCTATTGTTTTATAGAGGTCTGAGACATCTTTTCCTCCTTCAAAATGTGGCAATACTATGTTAGTGAACCCAGTGGATGCTGATAGTTTCTCTCCATCTATGAGACCAGCTTTATCATTATCCAATAAGATATATACCTCCTTGTATCTTCTTTTGAGTTCATTAACAGCAGTATCACTGATACCATAACCCTCTCCTTGAATGGCTATAGCTGGTATTCCAGTGTTTGTCCATAGACATAAAGCATCTTTCATTGAGGAACAGATACATATTCTATCCCCAAATTCAGGTACTTTAGTCCATAAGCTAATTACTGACCTATCATGCCTATTGGACCACTTATATCCCTTCTGATTGAATGGTTGATATATCTTTAAAGTGACTTTCCCCTCCTTATATTCTACATAAGCATAAGCATATTTATCTGCTGGAAAAACCATTCTGGACTCTCCTTTTATGACTATCTTATAGGATATAGGATAAATATCAGCATATTTTAACCACTCTAAAGTAATTCCAAATGTAGCCCAATATTCAAGGTCATACTCTCTCCACTCTCTTACCTTACATTGTAATTCAGTGTTTAGTGAATGTTCCTTAGTAGTGACAATCTTAGGTTTACCTAATGCACTATAGCCATTAGTCTTAGTAATCTTGGATAAGTCCTCCCAAACATGTGCAAGCACATCATTGTAACTCTCCCCCCAATACTTACCTAATAAATCAAATGTTCCTCCTCTATCTTTTGTAGCTAAGTCTGTCCAATGTATCTTCTGACCATCTATGCTATAAAAACCAAAGGATGGATGGTTATCAGGTCTTAATGGACTTGATATAATTGTTGGTATCTTGTCTACTCCAAAGTAATAATGGAGTATGTCCAGTTCAGACACATTCTTTAGAATCTCTTCTGGAGTTACTGATATAGAGCCTATTTTTATCATACCTTATATTTCCAAATAAAACTTTTATAAGATTTTCTTTCACCTGCACAAACTCTTGATATGTACCTGCTATTCCACCCCAATATTCTTCCTGCTTCTGCTGCACTTATATATTCAGCAACTTTGTTTCCCTCTAAATCAAACTGTTCTACTCTCTTTGATAGAGAGCAGTTTTCAATTCTATTTCTTAAAGAAATAGGGTTATTTTGATTTTCAGAGTATGTTACCCACCTTAGATTGTTCACAAAATTATTAGTTTTGTCTGAATCTATATGGTCAACACAACAAAGGTTTTCAGGATTTGGGATAAAGTAGGATGCAACAAGTCTGTGTACATAAAATATCTTATGTGAAGTCTCATTGTATAAATCTACAAGTAGGTAGCCATGTTTATTTCTTGAAGTGGATAAATATTTTCCACTTAATATATTCATGACTCTTCCCCTATTACTTATACAATATTTAGGAAATCCAGATATAATTCTATATAGTTCTCTATTATCAGTATCCATAGTTCTAAATCTTTATGTTATTAACCCCAAGGAGTTGCTGTAGGAGCTGTTGCTGCTCCTAATGGGTCATTGTCAGGTGCAATAAATGAAGTAGCTTCTACTACATTTTCATGCAAAGGTTGAGTAGAAAACTCAGTGCCCGGAGCACCACCATTACTTTGGAAATCAGCAATGGCAGCATCAATCTTACTGTAATCTGTCACAGCATTCTTAGCAAACTTCCTTGTAAATACAGCCTGATACTGTCTTGTACCATTCTCATTATCTACAGTTCTGATACCTACTGCACCTTTAACTGTATATGCAGCAGCAAGAGTAACAAGCTCTTTAAGCTCTTTTACATCACCCTTGAATAGAGCTGCCATATCAAGAGAAACCTCACTGTCAGAGGGGTCTTCCTTCATAATCCACTTACCATCTTTATAGTTGGCAGGATTAGGAATATTCAACCACTGAATAAGGAAGTCAATCAAGAATTCCTCACCTTGCCATGCAGGTCTGTAATCTGCACTGATATTGGCTGGTCCAGAAGTGTATTGTGGAATGGACTTGGACTGTAACTCTTCTTTTGTAGCCCATGCAGTTCTACCAAACTTATCAATAATCTGGCATTTACCACTTGTCTGACCAATCTTAAAGTCCTTAGTCAGCATGAAGCTGATAGGAATAAGCAACTCAATACCATTGTTCAACTTAGCCTCAGGAGCAGTCTTTGCATAGAATACTACCCTTACCTGTTCCTTACCTTCCTCAGTTTTACCAACATATTCAGGGTCATTCTCAATGTCTCTGCCTGTGAGAGCCTCTAATTCTGCCTTAGTAGGATTTACAGCTACAATATTGAATGCAGCCATACCTTTGTACATTTTAAATACACCTTCAACTGATTCTTTACCTACCTTAACAGCCATGAAACTTTTGTTTAAATTCTTCATCTTAAATTACTGATTTTACGTGATTAATCCTTGAAAGGCATTTCATCTGCTACTTCTCCAAATGGATTTGCAGGTGCTACCTCTTCTGCCAATGCAACTGCCTCAGATGCAGGTACTTCTACCTCTCCTACAGCCTCTTCTGAAACTTCTCCTTCTGGAGCTGCTTCTGCTACTGCCATGATACCAGCAAGAACTTCCTCAGAAGTGAAACCACCAGTCATAGTTTTGATAGGAGCTTCAAAGCCTTCAATGGCTTCATTGATTACATTCAATTCTTCCTGTGCTTTCTCAATCTTCTCTACCAGTTTGTCCCTTTTGGTTCTCAAACTCTTAGTGTTCTGGGCTGTTCTTTTAACAATAGCCAACTCAAATCTACTTAACTCTTTCATAATGTTTAATTTATAAAAATTATTTGTCTTTGCCCTATTTCATTGGGCTTACTTTGCAGTTTATTTATGGTGTATTTTCTTTCATAATATCCTAATGCTTCCATAAAGAAAGGCTCAAACATTCCATTCTTTAAAAGGAAAGTAATGAATACTGTTGTTTCATAATAAGGTTTACTATGCTCCAAACAGTAATTCATTAATAGAATATTTACATCCATTTCAGTCAGTCCACCAAAGGCTACAAGCCTACTAATCCTGACTACTTCATCTCTACCCATAATATTCCTGTGCTTTCTCAACTACAAGACCCAAGTCATTGGGAATATATAGAGGAAACATGCCAACAGGACTCTTTGCAGGATATACTCCATCATCATTGGTAACAAATTCTCTGATAGATTTCTTCTCTTTAGAATCAAAAGAAGATTTACCATAAAGAACTACTTCAAACTTACCCTCAGGAGTAATATAGGAATCAACCATGTTACCAGTACTCTTATATTTATAAGAGATACTATCACCATTCTTGTCTTTATACTCTTCATAATGAGCAAGACAAATCATGTTCTTGTTTTCTGGCACAAGATTGATTGCATCAAAGATTAACCCCATTCCATAACCAATCTGTTTAGGAGTGTCCCAACCACCTTTCATTGCATTCTTCATATAGAAATCCTGACTGATATAATTCATATCATCCAGTACTATATTAGTAAAAGGAGAATGAGGACTGGCTAACATCTCAATGATTTGAGCAACTTCTTTTGCATCATTGGTTATAATTCTGTTACCTTTACCAATCTCCTTAAGAGTAGTGACTTGGTACTTACTACCTCCACCTCTAAAAGGCAAGGGCTTATTCACACAACTTATCAAATAAGTCACTTTAGGGTCTAACCCTTTCAATCCAAGCTCTGGTATCTCTCCAATAGAGGTTGATTTACCAAAGCCTGACTTAGCTAAAATCAATGCTTTCATTCTTCTTATTTAAAATTTAGTCTGCAAAGGTAATCAATTTAATCAACCTGTGCAAATTCATCTTCCACTTTCTTACTCTGGCTTTTCTTATAGAGACATTCATGAAAGTATAGTTAGTCCTCCTTCTTACAACTGTCTCAATATACTCAAGACATCTTTCCAGTTCAGGCTTATTATTGGGTAGTGGAAGCTCAGTAAATGTACTCACTGCTCCATCAAAGAACAATGGACATATTTGACCTCCTGCTCCATTATCTCTATCCTCAATAACTTGCATAAACCTTATATTGTTTTTGAATTTGGTCACATCATAACCTTCATATTCCCTTAGACCATACTTAAATGGACTATATAAACCAAGTACCAGATTTGCATCTCTGGTAGTAGTCTTACAATCTGCAAGACCATCTGATGATGGCATCATCTTATTCAACTTCTGATTCTCAATTCCTTCCTGAGCTTGAGCTTGATGTTGGATTGCAGTAATGTTGAAATCAAACTGGTCTCTTTGAGTGATGAAGTATTTACTCATCTTCTCAATAGTTTGCATTTTGTTCATACCACTTTCTGACATCAGATTTGAATAGTTGTCTAAGATTACTTCTACATATTCATCCTTATCATCTGGTTCATAATAGTCTATGACATCCCTTTCCTCCTCAAGTCCAGCTTCATTCTTCATGATAACCTTCTTGAAGTGGAACTTTCCTCTACTCAAAGCAAAATTCCTACAATACTTGTTGATTCCTGTAGGATTTCTCTCAGAGTCAATATAGATTACAGTCTCCTTGAACTTCTGAATGTATGTTACATATCTTTCAGATGCAAGTAAGTCTAATATCTCTTGAGGAACTGGTCTATCAGCAGAAGTACTCTTCAAGTCAGTTGGACTTATTCTTATCTTATCAAGCCTGAATAACAGGTGACATAAGAACTCATAGAACTTTTCTTCCTTACCCATTTCAAGGGTAAAATAGAGTATCTTCAACCTTAGTTGGTCAGGGTGCTCAATTGCATAGAAGAAGGGTTCATAAACAAGCATATAGTCAGCAAGTTTTGATTTTCCTCATACCACTATAGTTTTCACTACACATAACTTTAACCACAGTTAAAAGCCACAGCAAAGCATCATGTTTTGTGGTCTGGACTATGTCTTCATCCTACATTAGTAGGAGCACCTGCATTTAGTCTCTGGGGCTGAATCTATACTCAAGGTATAGCCTATGCCTCCTCAAGTTGGCATATCAATTTCTTGACTTAGCTTCCGAGGATATTCAGGTGTTACATCTATAGATTACTCTATAGTAGGGCAGTGCCTATAATTATTATATTTGGTATTTTGTTTGTTAGATTTAACTTCAAGTGGGGGTAACTGCTCAAGTTTGTAAGAGAACCTATAGCCCTTACATTGTTGGAAAGTGCCATTAGTAACTCTACATATACTTGAAGGAGAAATTCCCAATTTAGTAGCTGTGTCTTTTAATCCCAAAGGATTCTCAAACAACAAATTTCCATCTAAGTCATAAACATATAAAGTAACAGGGTTAAAATTAAAATCAAGTTTACCCTCTTGATGTAACCTTCTTCTTGTTTCTCCTTGTTTAATTCTTGACTCTTTAGATAGAATATTTCTTTCTACTTTCTTAGTAATATTATATTCTCCTCCTAATAAATCTAAACAGTATTGTTCTCTTTCAGTTAATATAGATGTGTCACAAAACTCTAATATGAACCACTCAAAATTCTCTTCACCATACTTATTCCAAGCACTTTGTAAATGGGCATTTTCATGCTTATCATACCTTAACAAAGCAAAGTGTTTCAATAATCTTTGGTAAAGATTCTTTGAACTTCCTATGTAAGTTTTGTTATTAATCTTATTTTCTATACAATAAATACCTGATACTTTTAAATCTCTTGTTATCTTTTCCATACTGTAATATATTTGTTAATGCAAATATAAAACAATACTTCCAATTATACAATAGATTAAATAAATTATTTAGCTTTTACCTTTTGATTTGCAGTAATAATGTTATACCTTCTCTTCTCTATTCCGGGGAGCCACACTCTTAATCTTGGGAAAGACAATGGAATACAATTTATCTTACCATCCAATATCCTTTGTCTTCTGAGTATTAACTTCTCCAGTGCTCTATCAAATGAATCCTTCTCTTCCATAACTATTCAATGTATCTCCATATAAAACCATAAGCTCTTTTCATTTTTCCATTACAACAGGCTCCAATATTAGTATTCTTATACCCTAAAGTTCTTTCAACCTCCATTGTACTTTCCCATCTCTTAATTTCTTCTCCATCCAAAGATAGTTGAAGTACTTGTTTAGAGTTCCAAGTAGTCTTTCTACCTTTTAAGGCATAGGACCTCCTTTCATTACCAGTTCCATGTTGCATATTTTGAGATTGGTTACACCACTCAAGATTCTCAACCCTATTATCTGTTTTATCCTCATTTTTATGGTTTATTTCAGGCAAGTTATCAGGATTAGGAATGAAAGTTTGAGCCACTAATCTATGCACATGAAATGCTTTTCCACTATCCAGTCTAACCTGTAAATAACCTTTAGTAGTCTTGTATGGTTTGAGGTTTCTATTGCTTTTTAAAGAGAAAATCTCTCCTGACTCAGAAATAAGATAATCTGGGTATCCTGTAATAACTTTAAAATTCATAACTATTAGTTTAATGTAGATGTCCAATCAACACTCATTTCATTAGTTTGGTCTGCATTCTCAATGTAGTTAGCCAGTTCTGAGATAGGTACTTTAGTACCATCCTTTACCTCTTCTTTCCAAATGAAATATTGAAGCAATCTCATGAACTTATACTCTCCATTGAAGCCAGAAACATAGGCTTGAGTTGCATTGATGATTTGCTCATCAGTGTAATCATTCCCATACTTCTTAAAGAAAGTCTGTAACTTTCTTTTAATATCAGTTTTATTTCCTCTCCAATACTGATTGTTAAAGTTCTTTCCTTCTGGATAAATGGATTGAAGTTGAGGTACTAATGCCTCAATTCTTTGATTGAAGTCATCAGTCCCCACAGACTTATCAGAGTCAAGAATGATATTATTGACCACATTATTTCCTATAGAAGTTACAAATAACCCTACAGGAAGATGTGTTTCCCTATCATAACTTGTACTAATAAGTCCTTTTTTCTTCAACTCACTTTCAGCAGCATTGAAATCTACATTGTTTTGAATAGCTATCATAAGTAAGACCTCTCCAAGAGAAACCCCACTCTTCTTAATAACCTTGTCATTCAATGAGATTGTCATACTACTATCCAATCAGCAATTCAACATGAGCTTCTTCAACTTTCACAGTCTGTTCACAAGCCTCCACAGATTCATTCACAAGTGCAGCACAGTTCAAGAAATATTTCTCAATTTCTTTGTAAACTTTTGCAGCAGTAGCAAATGCTTTACCTTTTGCTCTGGATTCTGCAATCCTCTTACCTGTTTCTTCATTAAAGGCATCTTCTTCATTGCATCTTGCAATAGCTCTTACTTTAAATGTACCATTGGCATCTACAAATGAAAGATTATTCCACATATATGGATATATGTCCATATATACAGGATGCTTAGACAACTGCATATCACACTCCAGAACACAAACCACCACCTTCTTTTCAGGATTTACAATGTAGTTTGCTTTAGTAATTTTAACTCTGTTTCTCATACTTTTATTTCACTTAAATTTGTTTTCACAACCAACTCTGGATTATAGTCCTCAAGCATCTTTTCAACTAACTCCTCTTCCCTTGTACCACTAAAGTATGGGATAATAATGATGGGGTCTTTGTGCCTAAGTATTCTACCCAATCTTTGTTTGATGATAATATCACTGCTGTTCAGATTAGCATATAAACCAACTCTGCAATCTACAAGGTTCATACCTTCATTCAACATATTACATGCTGTAATGTGGTCCAACTCCTTATGATTGAACATATCAAGTACCATAGAGGATTCCTTGTTCTTACTGTTAATACAGTTTTCCCCTAATATTTCTGTCTGTTCAATAGAGCTACAGAATGTAAGTACCCTCTCTGATTTCAGCTTCTCCAGAAGAGATAAGATAATAGGGTTCTTTAATTGTGAAAGGAATTTGAGCCTTTGACCTGCAAGAAATAACCATTTTGTCTTTACTCCTTCATTTCTTGTTCTCATATATTGCCTCTTCCAGAACTCTATCTTGCTTCCTAACTCTATCACATACTGTAATTCAGTACACTTAATATGCACTTGAATAGATTTATCCCTAAGATATTGCCACCTATCTTTATACAGACATTCCCTGACAATAGGAGCTTTAGGATGCTCAATCATAGTATGTACAGCATGTGTATTATCAAGTTCAAGAGGGATAAGGAACACTTTTGGGTCAGGAAGTATTTCATTGTCTATAGCCTCCTTCATCTTCACTGTATAACACTGAAAATCAGGAAACAACTGACTAAGTTCCCACTTCATATCTCTGGTAACTGTAGCTGAAAGCATGATAGAATGATGTATCTCCATTGTAGATACAAATTCTCTACATCTTTCTGACATGTGTTGCACTTCATCAAAGATTACACAATCCCATTCTTCCTCTACATGTTTATTCAATCCTACATAAGTACTGAAATACACTCTTTCAAGCCAAGATTCTAATCCCCATTTGATAAACTCCTCTTTCCAGTTGTTTATCAAGACTAATCTTGGTATTACTATAAGTATGCTACTGGGGTTATCCCTTAAAGCCAAATCAATACCTATCTTAGATTTACCAAAGGAAGTAGGTAATTGAAGCAAGATACTTTGAGATTTTATCTCAAGAATTTCCTTCTGTACTTCCTTCCTGTCTATTTTGCTCTTCTCTGAATACATAATAATTTTTACATTTGTGTGATTTACTTTTTAACACAGTATAGCTAATAACTTGAAAGGCAACCCCAATAAATTCAGCAGCCTCTTTTAGTGTATTATACTTATTGACAAAATTCATATCTAAGTCATAAATATACACACCTTTCTGCCTTTTTGGGCATTTATATCCCTTTTGATTTTGGGGCAGTTTAGCTAAATGTTCTGGAGACATCTTTTTCCCAACCATAGGATTCAAAGGCATCCTTCCTTCATTTATAGCCCTTCTAACTCCTTCACTTATATGCTCCCTAATAACCTCAGTTACAATAGTCCTTTTTGCCTCTAACATAATATTGTATTCAGGCTTTAAGCTGTCTATGTAATTCTGTTCAGTTTCCAAGAGGGATTCTTCTGTACATCTGCATAATATAAGAAAGTGAAAGTTTTCTTCACCATACTTATTCCATGCACTCTGTAAGTAGGAGTTAGGATGATAACCACCCCTAAGATTAGCCCTATGTTTATACCATCTACTATAGATATTTCTACTGCTACCAATATACTTCTTATTATTAAGAATATTGATTATACAATAAATACCTGACACTCTACAATTGTTTTTCTTTTCCATATTAATATCTTTTGTACTTCTACAAAGATACAATAAGGATATGAACTACACAATAATATAAATATTTTAGTAACTGGTAGGTAACTCACAGAGTATAGAATTACTCCTTATATTCATTATCTCTTCCTGAGCCTGTTCTCTATCCATATCTCTTTACTATATTCTTTAGTTTTTCTACATATTGCGGGTCTTCCGCATAACCTATTTTAATCAAAAATTGATAGTAATCATCCGGGGGTTTGTATCTATATTGTATGTAATTGAGATAGGCAACCACACTCTCACTCCAATGGTCAAACTTATAATAGTCTCTCTTATAACTATTGTAGAGTCCAAATAAATTATTGTACTCTTTGCAGACCTTAGACCTGAAATGACCTGTCTCAAGAATAGCCTGAGCATATACAATGTTCTTATGTTTAACATTATAATACTCTAAAGCCTCCATGAGATAATCATCAGGAGCCTCTGATAGTAAGAACTCTGGTTGTTCCAATCTCAACACATCCACCTTTACAGGTTCCTCATGCTCCTTTTGATAGTCTATATAGTATAAACCATATAGACCACCAATCAGTAAGAGCATAAGGATATTATATATCCTTTGTTTCATATTTTTTTTTTTACATTATACTTTAATGTTTAAAAAGTTTATAACTGATAAAACAGCTCTGCCCATATAGGTCTTTCCTTGAAGTCTAAAGGTATATTTAACAAGCCATTGTTCAGGAGTAGTATTATATAGTATAACATACCATACAACAAAGCCTATAAATGCTATAATGTTGAAGAAAGGAATTAGCTCAACAAGCAAGAGAACACAAAGCATCCACAGAGGGATTTCTATGTCATGTTCTTCTAAAACCTTCATGCCATTATACACTATGACATGAGTATCTTTCATAATCCCCACCATAATAATAGTGAGGATTATTCCTATAATTACCCAAATCATAACTACTTCTTATCAAAGGACTTTGTGATGTCCATTAACATCTTAAGACCCACAGCATCCATAGCATTATTTCCAGAACCATTTCCTCCAAACATTACAGATGGAACCCATTGTACCTTAGAATTAGCAAGTGCTTCTGCAACACCTACAGCAGTCTTATAGTCCCATTCAGCTTTTTCTGCTGGAGTTAAACCTGCTGCAACCAATGCTCTATTGGCTGCTGCCTTAGCTTCACCTTCTGCCTGAACTTTAAGAGCAACTTGTTTAGCTTTCTTAGCTTCAAGTTCTGCTACTTCAAACTCCTGTTGTGCTTTGGTTACAGCTACAGCTTTCTCTTTCTCCTGTTCCCACTTAGCTTTCTCAGCAGTTGCCTTACCATCTTCTGTAATCTGAATAGTTCTTTGAACTGCCTCAAGTGATTTAGTCTTAGAAGTGATAATTGCTAAGTTAGCTTGCTTCTGTGCATCAATTTGTGACTGAGTTGCAGCATCATATTTAATATCTATAATACTAACCAGACCACAAGTTACACCATATTGTGAGAAAGGAGAATTCTCTTGTCTTTTATAACCACCCGGAGAATTACCATCAGCTATAATCTCAGACTGTGCTCTTACTTCCTCTTCACCAGTGATGTCATTAATAACCTTAGTCTTCAATACTCTGGTCTTATATACACCATTATTTAACTGGTCTGTAATATAGGCAATAAGGTCAGTCCTTGTCTCTGATACTGATTCCAATGAAGACATAAGAGGACCACAAGAAGTTACAACTTTATATAATGTAGGTTTAACCAAGTTAGCTATCAATGCTTCCTCAGAACCAAAGTCTGTTTGTATCTTCTCCATATTCTTGGCATCATTAGGCATCACTACCCTGAATGAACCAACAATGAAACCTCTACCTTTGTCATTGAATGTAAGTGCTGCTGCTGGATTACTTCCTGCTGCTACATAACCATCTTCATTCTTCTCAAGACCTGTAAATTCTATCTGTGAAGTCTTTGAATAACTTCTTACAGTACCAAGCCCCTGCCATTGCAATCCACCATCAGTCCAGACTACATAATTACCTGTTACAGGCATCTGACATACATAGTTCTTTGACTTGTCTGCATCTTCCCATAAAGCCCCTGCCATTGCAATTATGAGCACTGCAACAATAGCAATAATAATCCCAAGGATTTTCCCTTTGTTAATTGGTTTTTGATTTCCCATCTTTTTTCTTTTTAATGTTAGTTTTTCTTTTTACTTGTTTCTTCTCTTCCTGAGACACTATCCAATAATAGAATGGAATACACAGATAAGAGAATTTGATTTCTCTGTTTGTTATTTTCCACTTGCCAAATAACTGTCCTATCACCATTACATAGTATATAACAGCAAGAACAACAAATGCAGCAAGTAATACTCTTGCATAAATCATGATTTTTCTTTTTTTTTAGTTATTCCTACCCCATTATCCATGATAAGTACTTGAGAGGATAACCTATAGGTGTATGAGTTCCTTCAAAGGAATTAAGTTTCTTCCTTGGAAACTTGATTCTATACTTATACCTCCTCCAATATCTGGCACAATGCCCCCATTTCTTCTTAGTTAAAGCTCTCCCTTTACTCATATTTCCAATAGTTTTATGTAAGTTCTTCCACCATCCTTATCATACCATAGTAATAGTGTATACTTGTTATAGCTTGTGATTAAGTCAAAATAAGGGTGGTATCTAATAAAAGTCTTTATTAGTAAGATAATACCATACAATCCTACTATAATTGATACAAATAACACACTACCTACACTATAAATAATTTAATTATCTAATACAGCATAGGTGAAACTTACTCCACCAAGCTCTTCCACAATCCTCTTGAGATGTGCTTCAAGCCTCTGTTTCTTAGTAAGTCTCTCCCAATCTCTGGGTTTAACAAAGTAAGGAGCTTCTTTTCCTGTCATGTACTCATAAGCATCCATACTAAGATTGAGAGATTGACCAGCAGGTTTACACTTTCTGGTCTTTATAGTAATGGTTTCAGCATCTTTCTTACCCTCCTTAAGACCTTCTACTCTCATAGAGAAAGTATCATAACCTGTGCCTACTTTTTCTTCCTCAAGAGCTTTAGCCTGCTCTTGGCTCAACATCACACTACCTTGTAATGTGACACTAATACTTACTTTGATTTCATTATTCATCTGAATCTTTATCACCAAACATAGCTCCCATAAGAAGCATACCCAACATGGCTTCTGGACCTTCACCTGCTAAATTCTTAGCTGCAATACCTACAACAATCCTTTGCTGTTGTTCTGCAATTAATTTCTGCAAGTCCATAGGCAGAGTACCAAGTAGATAAGTAATTACAATAGCCTTGCTTTGGTTATCTTTTAATCTGTTCAACTCAATCAGGCAGTTATCCAATACATCTTCTGCATCAGTATCACCTGTCTTTTTACCAAGGTCAATTACCCCTTCCCTCAAATCATCCATTAATTCTTTAGAAAGTGGCTTGTCAAGACCTAATTTTTCTCTCATGCTTTCTGAGAAGCTCTCAGCTCCACTCTTTCCATTTTTCATTGTTTTTTTTTTAGTAAAACATACATTGATTATCACAATTATCCCTCTTTATCCATAAGTTCAATAAATTTAGCATAAGTATCATAATAGATGGTTTCAGTAAACTCACTATAAGATACTGGTTTTATTCTAAGAGTTTTACAATGATTGATATAAGCACCATATCTTTTCTGCTTAATATCTTTTGCTTCTGAAATATATCCCATATATTTAATTTTAAGAATTTCCTTCTTGAGCATTTCTATGTGATTTACAAGGTAGAAATGTCTGACAGCCCATAACACCCTTTATAGCTTACCTATTAGCAATTGGGTTCTGTATTTATTGTATTACAGACCCTTTCAAAACCATTTACAATGTGGACTAACAAGGGATTGAACCATTGCAGTTGAATCAGTTAGCTCTCCAGACACTAAAGGTTTAAATTTCCCAAACCAGTAATAGATTACTTCTATCCATCCTTGCAAAGACTTCAAGAACTTCTCAAATTACCTACCTGTGGAGTAGTTATTCCTACGTAGCATCATCAACTGTTACAAAATGTGCACTTCTTGTATTTATTAGCCCATTGTACCCCCTAAGAGACTCGAACTTCTAATCTTTATAAATGGAGCCATTCAATATCTGTTGAATGTTTCCTCTTGATACATTATATCTCTCAGCTATTTTATACTGAGATAAATGTTCTACATTATGAAGTCTTTTAATTTCATTAATATCCTCCTTAGAAAATTGACCATGCTTATATGTTGGAACTCTTAGTCCAGTTTCAAAAGCATGTATAGTATTGCCAGAAGATGTAGTCCACTCCAAATTACTCACATTGTTATTTGTTTTGTTTCCATCTTTATGGTTTACTGTATCAAATCCATCAGGATTGGGGATGAAAGTAGATGCTATTAACCTATGCACAGTAAAAGTTCTACATCTACCATCTATACTTAAATTAACCATCATATATCCTCTTGGACCTACTCTTTGTTTTAAGTATCTATTCCTTTTGGTACTATAAATTCTTCCATCTTTTGTAGCCCAATAATTGTCTCTTATTAATTTTAGTTCTTCCATAATTTTATATTTTAGTACCTCTGTAGAGAGTCGAACTCTAACTTCATCTTTAGGAGAGATGCGTGCATCCATTACACTACAAAGGCAGTTTGAGTAGCTGTGTTTCACAACATGAGCTACTCTTTAATTAACCTTATATAAAAACACATACCTAAAATAAATACCTTATATCAGCACCAAGCATTTTGGCTGCTTTCTTGGCATCCTCAGCATTCTTGAAATACACAATACCTGCATATTGTACAGTCTTGTGTTCATAGATTGCAATACCATGTGTGAGGTCAACCTGAGCAATTACTGCTGAACCACCCATAGATGATTTACCAATAAAATAGCCAGTCTTACCTGCACCCATCTCCCATGAACCATTAAGATACTTAGCTATGATAGCCAGTTTACCATTGGTCAGTACTTTAACACCATCACCATGAGGTATAGCCATACTAACTGTGTCCTTGTTTACACATGACTTCATATAGTTATATCCAACCAGTTCATTCTCTGCATAGGCATTCAATGCTAATGTGCGGAGAGTTGAGTTACCACTGTTGTACCATTCTCTTGCTTGTTCAAGAGTTACTGAGATATTTCTTGCTTCCATGCTATTCAATACTTTTTGTTCTGCTTCTGAATAATTTACTCTGTATATTGCAGCACCATTCAACCTTGAGGGTTCAATGACCTTGAGAGTGATGCCATTCTGCACCTGAGCTGTACATCTATTCCAACTTACTACTTGCATAGAAGTAGAATATCTTTTATCATCAATCATATCACCAGCTTGGATTGCGTCATAAGGACACAGAAACATATATTGTTTCATACCTCGAAGCTCTGAATTACTCAACTTTTTGTTTGTAAAAACTACATAAATTGTTCGTACCATTTGATTATAATTTAATTGAATTTGTCATCAAGGTGATTGAGATACTTATTGAATGTAAGTATCTCCAGCTCCTCTTTGTTAATAGTTTTATAACACACTCCAATAAGTATTAATACAAGTATGAGACCATGAAAGAAATATCCATTATCATAAATACTGTCAATACCTATTATATATAATAAGGTAACAAGAGTGGTTACATATAGTAACACACCCTTGATAATTAGTTTGAATGTCTTCATTTTTATATCATTTTTAGATAAGCTGTTCCATTGTCATTGACTATCATGATTTCCTTCTTTATCCCATTAATTTCATGGAATATCCTATCTCCCCATACTATTTTACCCTTATTTTCTGCTCTTGCCTTAAGCATGTTACTCCACAAGGGTAAAACAATATTATAGATATATTCATCCATGAGAATCTCAGTTGAAAAGAAGTTTGCATCTGGGTCATTATATATTAAATAGTATAATGACTCACCATTAGTTATTGTAACAGACCCTATTTCCTCAATATACTGAGGATGAAATGATGCAGTATCAAACTGTAATGATTCAATATGATTATATTCATCATCAGTTAATCCTACTGTTGGATTACTTGGGAATATAATTACAGTAAGTATGATGCCTATTACTATCCCAATTGTTAATGTTAATATATTAAATGTCTTCATTCTCCTGCTCCTTTCTGGTCTTTCATGAATAACCATGCAAAGAATGCAATGACCATTATTACAGTCACTACATTCTCAGTATTTACCATGTCTTCCATTATCTTTTTCTTTTGTATTTATTGAACTCTCTTCTTGCAATATCACCTTTCTTAAAGGTCTGCATAGTGATGCTATTGTCTGCTTCAATTACTATTGACCATTCAAAAGCATGTGTTCCAAATAGTGAAACTGTTCTACCCAATTGGTCTGTAACTGTAGCTCTCAATGTAGAGTCACAGTTCTCTCTTTTAAATTTCTTAGCCATGTGTTTATAAGTTAATTTGTTAATAATTGAAGTACATACTAGATTTGAACCAGTGACCCTCACAATAACTACCTTTAAAATCATTATGTGATGCTCTACCACTGAGCTAATGTACCTTTGATTATTGATGTTATTATATCCACCCATGTACTCTTCCTTAAATAGGCTGACTGTCTTTTTAGGTTTCCTTTACTTGGTTAATAGATATGAAGTCCCTCTGGATTGCTGGATTACCTCTTCTGTTGATAATTATGTCTAAGTATTAACACTACTGACTTTTGTCTCAAGTAGGACTTACAGGATGCCATTCTCTACATATTATTTCATCTTTCAGGTGGATGTTTGTTTAGTCCCCTAAGTGGTCAACACTTACAATATAGCACCATCAATATCTTACTCTTATCATTTATCCTATTATATATTAGTTATTTCTTAACACATTTTAATGGCATGTGTTCTGTCAAATGCTACTATTGTTCACATTTGATTGCCTAAATTAGCCCATTGGTATGTACACTATGTGTATATTATAAGCATGATTAGTGCTTAATTAAACAATAATACAGTCTGTTCATAAAGATTAGAACAGTAAATACAGTTATTCTATTACCCCTCTTTTTCTTTTTGACATGCCTTTGAATGTGGCATAATGTGGAAGGATTGTTACAGAACAACACTCACTCTTCCACACTTTCACACTATCAACAAATATAGAAAGAAAGAGTATAGAAAGGACATTTGAGACCCTATTCTTCATGCACTCTTTTATAGTCTTAAATGCAATAAGATTGACTACTTAAAGCCTACAACTTACTACATTCAAACATAGAAACTCTCCCACTACTATCTATACTCCAGAAGAGAATAAGATATAATAGTAGGAGAGTATGTAGTATTGATGCTTGATTAGTGCATTTAAACTAACCTGCATCTGCCTTAAACTTACTATTATATGATACTTAATCTTTCAAAGGGTTTCATATAATAAAATAAGTAGCACTCATACCTAATCTTTCAAGGGGTTTGAGATACTATTAATGCTTAAAAGATACTATTAATGCTCAAAAGAATAGAAAAGAAAGAAGGGCAAATGCCCTTCAATCCTTAGAATGTAGCCAACACTGGTGCACCACCTGTGCCTTCTTCATGCAATAACCAGAATGAGCTACCATCAGGTGCTTCAACATTTGACACCATTGGATGTGCAGGAATACCCTTCACTGCAACTGCTCCAGTCTTTGCACCAAATGTGAAGAACAGCTTGTTGGTCTTAGGATTCTGTTTCACTTGGATTTTGTCTACATGTTGAGCTGCTTTAAACTGTTCAACTGTCAATGTCTCACGGAATTTTAACTGATTGTCCATAATTGTAAATGTTTAATTGTTAATGAATGATTGTTTAAACCACGGGGGTATGACCCCACTGGCTAAGTGATGGGGGAGGTGGGGTTGGTGTATATCTCCCTCATGACTATACATCAATTTTTAAAATCAAAATAAAAAAAAAATTAAAATTTTAGATGATTATTCCTTCAATAGTTAAACTTTCATAAATAATAGTCCCAGATTTGGATATGTCATTTATTTTTTGTATGTTTGCACCTGAAATAAGAGACCACCTATTAGTAGGTACATTGGTTCAGCCAACATGGGAAAGTAAAGGATACCATTAGAAGGGCACAGGTAATGAACCCTTGAGATAACAAACAGAGTGAAAACTAATAATATATAAACGGGTGTAACTGCTGGTCTATAGGGGTAAGAATCTGGTTAATCCAGTCTAATGCAGTGAGAAATGTCTGTAGGGTCTCTTATTATATGAAACTAAGGTTTTACTCCTTATTTACTTTAGTTAGTTAAGAATAAAATAGGAGGGAGGGATAACTGTACCCAATTTTAAATGAAGCATTATGAAAAGAGTTATTGAAGAAGTTATTAAGAATGTAAACATTGTCAAGTGTGAAGGTGCTATCTGTGTGTCAGTTAATAATAATGACAGGAGATACTATGCCCAAGGAGTTAGTTCAAGAATGTTAGATGTAAAGAGGTATAAGGTATGAAGTTATTAGGTGATTTCTTACTTTGGTTATGGCAATCCCCACAAAATTTATGTGGTATAATTTATAGGTCCATATCTAATAGTAACAGAATTTCTGTTATAGAAAATAATGACTCAAGAAATGTAGATGCTAAAGTATATTTACAGAAGTCTAATGGAGGTATAACTTTTGGTAAATATATATTTATTAATCAAGATTATACAGACAAAGAGATAATTATAAAACATAAATGTGGTCATGTAAAACAGAGTAAGATACTTGGTCCTTTATATCTATTAGTTATTGGTATTCCTTCTATATTACATGCTTGGATAAATAAGTATTTAGGATGTTGTTGGAAGAATGGAGAGCATAATTATTATCATTTTTATACTGAGAAATGGGCTAATAAGTTAATGGATATTGAGTAAAGTCAACCATCTAAGATTATTTCTTAATTCACTTCTGGAGTATTTTCGTATTATCTTGAAAATAATTAGTGAAAAATTTGCATATATCAAATATTTGACTTATCTTTGCATCATGATTAGGAGATAAGAACATTGTTCCATAGTATAATGGTTATTACACCTGATTTTGGCTCAAGTAATGTAGGTTCAATTCCTGCTGGAACAACTATAAATGCCCTGTTGGTGTAATGGAAGCACAAGACTCTTCTAAAGTTTTAGATAAGGTTCGAGTCCTTAATGGGGTACTTTTGAAGGTGGATTTTTTTTTTGTTTCATGATTTTTAAAGATTGGACTATCTGGTCTGTGAAGATAGGATAGTCAAAATGGTGGGTTAGTATAGTGGTTAGTACACAAGGTTTTCAACCTTGCAGAGAGGGGTTCAAATCCCCTACCCATTACAAAATTTAAAATATGTTTGAGAAAGCAATAAATTCAAATAGGAGAGGAAATATAGGAATGGGATATGCCATAGCTAAACTAACAGAGTTAGGATATAACATATCCATACCAATAACAGATTCTCAGGACTATGATTTAATAGCTGATTTAGCAGGAGTATTATTAAAAGTCCAAGTTAAAACTACTTCTTATAAAGATAAGAAGTCCGAGTATTATATGGTTGCTCTCAGGACTAAAACATATAATAAACTAAAGAGTTTTACAGATTCAGACTGTGATTTATTGTTTGTGCTTACTGAAAGTGGGCAAATGTATTTGATACCAAAGAATGAAATAAAGGTTAGAAATGGTTTAACTCTAACTACAGAGTTTGATAAATATAGTGTATGAAGTGTAATGGTTTTGCATACCTTCCTGTCAAGAAGGTGGATAGGGTTCAATTCCCTCATACACTGCCCTGAACTAAGTCCTATCTCAAAGAGTTGAGTAGGCAATGGAGGATTAACCCTAATGGTAAGGGAGCAGTTTGCTAAACTGTCAGTAGTCTTAAAGGATGTATAGGTTCAAATCCTGTATCCTCCGCATTAAATTATTAATAAAATGAGAAAGTTTGAAATTTGGTTAGGATATTATTCTATTGATGGATATACATCTACAAAACCTGAATTAGTAGCTACTATGGAAGGATTAGATTTTAAATCAGTATGTATGAAGCATACTTTGAAGTCTATGTTGGATAGTATTGAACTACAAGAGAAGCAGGGTTATGTAAATAACCAAAGTTATGAATGGTTTTATAACCCTAAAACTATGAACACTGGGTGGGTTGGAAGATATTATCCTTCAAAGGAAGCAGCCATGAAGAGTTTTTCTAATGAAAAATTATAATATAGTAGTAGCCTAATTGGTGGGGCACTGCATTTGGGATGCAGAGGATGCAGGTTCAAGTCCTGTCTACTATACAAATGGGTCATGTAGTGTAATTGGCTAACACATCACATTTGCACTGTGAAGTTGGGGTTCAAGTCCCACATGTATCCACATGTTTCATGTTTTCATAATGTTTGTTTTTTTTTTACAGGTATTGGGCACACCTTAAGTGCCCTACACTGCTCCTTAGTTCAGTGGTTTAGAATAGCACTTTTACACAGTGAAGGTCATTAGTTCGATTCTAATAGGAGCAACATTTAGACACTACTACAGCTAATAGTAAGCCGGTATATGCTGTAGATATATTGGTTGAATGGTGTCTATCTAATGGGTTGTTAGCTCAATGGTGGAGCAAGTGGCTGTTAACCACGAGGCTATAGGTTCGAGTCCTATACTTCCCGCAGATTTAAAGAGTAAAAGTCATGAAAGAGATTAGAAGTAAAATGACCATTGAGGATAGAACTAAGGTGAAGGCAGTTCATTTTAAATATCCTGAAATGATGAGTGAAAATGCTCAGGAAGAGATTAAGAATGATTATAATGAATTATTATCTCTTGAAGAGGAACTCTATAGTGCAAGAGAAGTTGTGAGAGAGTTAGAAAAGAAACTCGCAGAAAAGAAAAAGAAGTTTGAAGAAAAGACTTTGTTATGTACATTAGAGTTTGAAACAAATGAGAAAGATATAGTAAACTATGAATCTTATGTTCTATTCAAAGGTATGGGTAATGATACATTAGGTCATTATAGCACATAATATGTATCCTTAGTTTAATGGTAGAATGTTGCTCTCCAAAAGCAAAGGTAGTAGTTCGATTCTATTAGGATATGCTTAAATTGGTACATCTTCTAAAGGTTAGGAAACATCTCTGATAAGGATGCAATCACAGTTCAATTCTGTGTGTACCAACTTATATTCTGATATACTTCAATAGGTAGAAGGCTATTCTCATAAGGCAGTAGTTATAGGTTCAAGTCCTATTATCAGAACTGTGTGGATAGCTTATCTGGTAAAAGTGCTTCACTGTGAATGAAGAGATAGGGTTCGAGTCCCTGCCACACCCTTTTTATTTATGATGCTGAGGTAGCACAAGTGGTAAATGCAGATGGCTTATATCCATAAGATAGTGGGTTCAAATCCTACCCTCAGTACAATTAAATGCCTCTATAGCTGAATGGTTAAAGCTGCTCCCTCTTAAGGAGAAGATTCTAAGTTCGATTCTTAGTGGAGGTACATATTCCCCTATAGCAGACAGGTGTAGGCAATAGACTTTTAATCTATGAGGTGAGGTTCAATTCCTCATGGGGGAACAAATATAATGGGTACATAACATCAGCAGACTGTAAATCTGCCCTCCTTTATCAAATTGATGTAATGGACTTTGGAGTAGGGGAGTTCGAGTCTCTCTGTGCCCACTTATTAATGGAAACTTAGCAAAGGTGGTCTATGCGGGGGACTGAAAATCCTTAGATAATGGTTCAACTCCATTAGTTTCCACAGCTTATAATGCCCCTTTGGTGGAATTTGATAGACACTCTGGATTTAGGCTCCAGTATGAAGTAATAGTAGTGTAAGAGTTCGAGTCTCTTAGGGGGTACAAAAAAAAATATGCAGATTTACTTGCATATATAAATTATAATACATATCTTTGTAACATCAAATTAAAACAATATGATAGATACATTTGGAGACAATCTATTGGAAGGTTTTCAAAGAGAAGAAACAGTAATGGAAGAAGATAAGGATGCTGGTTTATTCAGATTTTTCCATGAATATGTGAATGTTCTTGAGGGTATTAAAACTCAAACTAAGAATGTACATTGGGCTTCTCTCAAACTTCCAAACAGAGATAAGAGAGGAGCACATCTATACTTGGATGATTTCCTTGAAGAAGTGGGTGATTTTCAAGACTTGGTAGCTGAATCAGCTATGGGTATTACTGGAGTTTCTTTTGACTTTAATACAGTTCATGGCACTCCTTTCAATGCTACTTCAACAAAGGAATTTATGAAGTATGTACAGGATAAGACCAAAGAGTTTTATGATGGAATACCAGATACCACTATATGTGCTGGTATTAAGTCTGAGACAGAGACATTCATACTAAAGATTAATCAGTATGTATTTAGATTTATGTTAACTGAATGATGCTCCTGTGATGAAACTGGTTAGACACAAGGGACTTAAAATCCCTCGGATTTTATCCATGTAGGTTCAACTCCTATCAGGAGTACAATGCTTCTTTAGTATAAAGGTTATTACTCCTCTCTTGTAAAGAGGAAATGTGGGTTCAATTCCTACAAGAAGCTCTTTTTAAATGCAGGTATAGTATAAAGGTTAGTACAATAGACTTCCAATCTTTTGGTGAGAGTTCGAGTCTCTCTATCTGCTCTTGCAAGTTGGTGAAAATAGAAATCACATTAGGCTCATAACCTAAAGTTCCTGTGTAAGTCAGGGCTTGCCCCCAATTAAAACTAATAGATATGAAAGAGGAGAAGACATTAATCACTTGTATTATAGGCTCTACAGTTAGAGAAGTAATCAAGCAAGCTCAAGAGCTTGAAATTAAAAGAGAAGATATAGTAAACATGTTTCCTTTAGGAGGACAGATTTACTTAGTATTTTATAAGTAAAAATAGCTGGCATTATGGAAGAGAAGAAGACAAAAGAAACTCAGTACAATGAACCTAAGATGATGTTACATCTTGCTATTTATAGTGCTGTTGGTAAATACAAGAGTATTAGGAGAGCTATCAGAAGGGGTCATGTAGTATCTTGGGGAGAAGAAGTCCCAAAGAGACCTTTCAATAATAGAAAGAGGACCTGTGGTAGGAAGTTACAGATTACTAAAGAGAGGATTTATGGAGAACTTAAGTACAGAAGTCAAGCCAGTTGAGCTTGAAACTCCCAAGGAAGAATATAATAATATACCAGTTGTATATTGTAAACATTGTCTATCATTAGCAATAAGAAACTCAGATGGCATAGATTACTGTGACAAATGTGGTGGAACTGAGACTGGTGAGGTACACATACATGAATGGGAGAAAATGTATGGGCAAAAGTATGGTGGAAATTATCTAACAGAAAAATAAAATGGAAGAGAAGAATAAAATGAAAGTTGTAAAGGGTGGCAAAGATACTCCAGAAGTGAGAAAACTAAGTTATGAGGAACTGGAGAATACTGCACATCAGTTGTCTGAACAAAGCAGACAGTTATATATGCAGAATCAGAAGTTAAGTCAGGCTTTACAAGAAGCTAATCTTACTAACTTCTATAAGAGATTAGACTATCTATGGCAGATACTTAACTCAAGCACACCTTATATTTCAGAAGAGTTCAAGCATAAGTGTGGTATAGAATTTGAAGTACTAATGACTCAACCTGAACAGGAACCTGAGGAAGAAGTAAAGGAAGGAGAATAAACTATGGCTAAGCAAGTGGATTCAATAGTTAGGATTCCTTGCAAGGTAGATGGTAAGTTCTTTAGATATTGGTTTGAATTCTTACAACCTTTTCATAACTTGACTGAGAGAGAAATGGATGTCATTACTTCCTTTGTGAAGCAAAGATATGAACTCAGCAAGGTCATTAAAGATAATGAGATACTTGATAAGGTTACTATGAGTGAAGATACTAAGAAGAAAGTAAGGGAAGAGTGTGATATATCTCTTCCTCACTTTCAGGTCATCATGGGTAAGTTAAGAAAGAATAAGGTCATCATTGATGGGAAGATAAACCCAAGATACATTCCATCAGTAGATGAAGAGAATGGTTCATTCAAGATGATGTTATTATTTGATTTCTCATGATATACTCAGAAGCAATAAAACAGGTATCCATAGAACTTGGATTACCACCACAAGTGGTGAAGGAAGCCTATGAGTCCTTTTGGACTTTTATTAGGAATAACATCAAAGCCTTGCCTCTAAAGGAAGACCTAAGTAAAGAGGAGTTTGATAAGTTGAGAACCAATTTCAATATCCCATCAATAGGTAAACTAAGTTGTACTTATGATAGGATGATAGGAGTTAAGAAAAGATTTGAACATATAAGAAAGTTAAGAGATGATTACAACAATCAAGAAGGTTAAACCCATGTTTAATAACATGGTAGTCACTTTAAATAAATATCCTGCTGACCTAAAGACTACTGGTGGTATTATAGATAGTACCAGAGCTGGTTCAGTAAAAGAATATCAGACAGTAGTAGCTGTTGGACCAATGGTAAGGGGTATTGAAGTAGGAGATATAGTATATATCAATCCAAAAAGATATGCAGTAATGCAACATAAACCAGGCTCATTGCAAGATGGTGTTATTAAAGATAATCCTGTAGTAGGATATAAATTTGACATCATGGATATTGATGGAGTTGAACACATGATGATACAGGATGGAGATGTTAAATTTGTTGCTGAAATAGAGGAATTTGAAGAAAATCCTACTATAATAACAGAATCAAAACTTATAGTATAAATATAAGCCTGCTTGAGAATAAAATCAGGCAGGCTTTTTTTTTGAAAAAAAAAATATGTTAGGAACACATAACAGCTTAAGCTTTGTTAAGCCACAACAATGGTGGTTAAGACCCTTCTCATGGATGGCAAAATGCCAGTCACTTAATATTGAAGACCAATGGAAAGCAGGTGCAAGATACTTTGATATAAGAGTAAAGGTTAGAAATTATGAAATAATCTCAGGTCATGGACTAATGACTTATGATATTAAGGTTATAGATCAATTGTACATTTTAGATAAATTAGCTTTCAAGAGTAATGAAAAATGTTATATAAGGTTTATCATAGAGGATGGTAAAAATATACAGTATGTCCAACATGCATATGAGATACTTACCTCATCATTTGTACATCTTAATTTCTTAGGTCTTATATCTAAACCCGGTTGGGTATATATAGAAGATTCAGATTATTCTGTAGATGAGATACATAGCTATAAGTTATTTACTTGGAAGGACTTCTTATGCCCTAAATACTGGGCTAAAAAATTCCTAAAGAAAAATCTTGAGATTAATCATTCAGGAAAATATTTAATACTTGATTTTATAGAGTTGTATAGAAATGAGACTATTTAAAAAAGATGGATATAACTTAGTAATATCTGATGAAGCTTATGCTTTAAAGGCATTCAGGCAGATATGGAATAGAGATAAATCTCTTTCAAAGGAGAGAGCTATTACAGAGCTTGGATATTGTTACTTTATGGAGGACTCCAGAAGTGATTACAAGTATATAATAGATGAGCAGGAGAGAAAAGAAGCTATTAAGCAGGGTGAAGGTATGAAGGATAACTGGGAACCTGATACTACTGTGAAAGAAGCTCAAGCACTATATGCAAGTTTTAAGACTACTTCTGAGCTGTTACTTGATGATACAAGAATGCTTGTTGATAAGTATAGAATGAAGTTAAGGAGTATGGACTTAACTGAACTTGATATAAAAGAGACTAAGGAATTAGGTGCTATTATTAAACTTATACCATCAATGGTTAAGGACTTAGATGAAGCTGAAAGAGCTATTGCTAAGGAATTATCACAGAATGATAGGGTAAGAGGAGCACAAGAAAAAGCAATATATGAGGACTTATAGTTATGGAAATAAATGATATAGTAGAAGGTTTAAATAAGTATTATGAGACATTCCCTAATAGGAGAGTAGGACACTTTGTACTTAGAAAAGTAATAGAGAATAATGTAGCTGTTAAGTCTCAAAAGTTGTATAGAATACAGATTTATTTTGTAGGTAAAAAGGGACCTCATGTAGCTGTTGAAGCTAATATACATCATAGAGTTGTTACTGATGCAGAAGAGACTAAAGTCTTATCCCTCCTAACCACTTCTATTACTAAATCTCTTCTGGAGTATATTAATACACAAAACTTTAAGGATTTATGCAATGATTCAAATGAATAAATATCAGACTGAGCTTACTGAGGAACTAATGAATACCCTTCCTCAGGAGGTTCAGGAACAGTTACTTGAGACTCTTACTACAGTAGAGTTTATCAAGAGACTTATATCTCCTAACAGACCTTATGCAAGGGACTTACCAAGAGATGAAAAGGGCAGGATTATAGTAGATATTACTAATCCACACATCATTGAGGATGCTGATTATTTCAGACAACCAGCCCTACATTTCTTGAAATATGGGTGTTATACATTCTTAAAGCCTAATAGTAATCCTAACTCTGAGTTCAGAAGACACTGGGATGAAGAAAAGAGAAGATGCTATGAAGGTTATGTGAGAGAATCAGATGGAGAATGGGTTACAGGCTTTAACTATTGGTTTATGAACTATTGTCCTATGATGGTTAATAAACTGATAGAAGGAAGAAAGAAGGCTATCAGAACTGAGGCTTTTCCTTTCTTCTTTGAAGGTATATACTGGAGATTCCATTATCTATGGCAAGCAAGAGAGGGTGGTAAACATGCTATTGAATTAGCAAAGAGAGGTTGTGCTAAGTCTTATAGCTTAGCAGCAATTATGAGCCATAATCTTATACTTGGAGAGAGTGAAGAATCAAATAGAAGGGTTATTACAGTACTTACAGCTTATCAGAAGGAATATCTGAAAGATGATAAGGATGGTACTCTATCTAAGTTCAAGCCTTCAATTAACTTTAGCTTTGCTAATACTCCTTTCCCACATCTTATGCTAAAGAACTCTCCTAATGAGATGTCTTGGCAAATGGGTTATAAGGATGAATATGGTGTAGAGAAAGGTTCTCTGAATCAAGTACTTGCTGTATCTGCAAAGGATGATAGTGAGAAGCTGAGAGGTAAGAGAGGTTGGATTCTATTTGAGGAAATGGGTTCTTTCAAAGGACTGCTCTCTCTTTATGATATTACCAGAAAGTCTGTAGAGGATGGTGACTACACTTTTGCCACTATGTACCTTGTAGGTACTGCTGCTGAGAGTGAGTCTGACTTTAGTTCAGCTAAGACTTTACTTTATAATCCAGATGGTTATAATATATTGTCTATAGATAATGTATTTGACAGACCAAAGCAAGGTAAACCTAAGTTTGGTTTCTTCTTTCCCTCATATATTAATAGGGCAGGATGTTATAATAAGGATGGTGTATCAGATGTAGTTAAGGCTTTAATTGAGATTCTTATTGCAAGATATAAGGCTAAATATAGTGCTGACCCTAAATCAGTATTAAGGGTAATTGCTGAGGACCCTATTACACCAGCAGAAGCTATTATTAAGGTTAAGGCAGCATACTTCCCTATTACTGCTCTTACAGAAAGATTAAGTCAATTAGACCAAGATATACATGCTTATGATGATGTGTATGTAGGTAAGTTGGTGCAGAATAGTAATGGAGTAGAATTTACCCCAACCAGTGATGTACCTATCAGAAAGTTTGGTGTAGAGAATGATACTCCGGGTGCTGTGGAAATCTTTGAGATGCCAGAGAAAGATAGAAGTGGGAAGGTTCCCCACACAAGATATATTATTGGTCATGACCCTGTAGATAATGACCAAGCTGAATCTTCCTCTCTCTCTTCTACCTTTGTTCTTGACTTATGGACTGATAAGATTGTAGCTGAGTATACTGGTAGGCAATCATTTGCAGATGATAACTTTGAGATAGTAAGATTACTGTGTTTGTTCTATAATGCAAAATGTCTGTATGAATCAAATAAGAAGGGTATATTTGCTTACTTTAGTAAGATGAATTGTACTCACTTACTGGCTGATACTCCAGAGTTCTTAAGAGACAAACAGTTGATTAAGTATAGTTCATTTGGTTCTAATGCTAAGGGTGTAAATGCCTCAGCAGCTATTAATGCTTATGCCAATAATCTTATAAGAGACTGGTTGATGAAGCCTGTTACTGTTATACAGAATATTGATGGAGAGGATGTAGAAGTAACTGTCTATAACCTCAACTTCTTAAGGAACAGAGCATTAATTGAGGAGTTAATTGCATTTAACCCAGAGATAAATGTGGATAGAATTAGGGCATTAGGTATGGTTATGTTATATAGAGAAGAGAAGATGGTCCTATATCAAGGAAACCCTTCAAGAGACTCAGGAGAAGTACCAAAGGATTATTTAGGGAATGATAAGTTCTTTACTGAGAATTACAGGGCAGTACAAGCCCCTTTCCAGAAACCCAGTAAATTTAGTACAGAAGATGCAATTAGATAAACAAATCACTTATGTGCTTGACTAAATGGACTTTTTTACTTACTTTTGTCACAAAATTAAATGATGGAAGACTATGGCAGATTTTTTAAACTTTCCCAGACAGATGCTTCCTTTCTCTAAGAAGACTAAGCAATGGAGAAAGGATTGTCTGTTGTGGGCTAATCAGAAGACATTCTTCAATTATAGCTTGGTTAGGAAGTCAGTAATCCATAAAAAGATAAACTATGACTTGCTTAATGGCAGGCTACACATGTCAGACTTAGAACTGGTACTCAACCCAGATGGTATAAAGGCAGCTTACATTCCTGATAGGTTACAACATTATCCTATCATGAATAGTAAGTTGAATGTACTTAGAGGTGAGGAAAGTAAGAGAGTATTTGACTTTAAGGTTGTAGTAACCAATCCAAATGCTATCTCAGAAATAGAGGATAACAAGAAGAATGAGCTATTACAAAGGCTTCAAGAAATGATAACTGACACCTCAATATCTGAGGATGAATATAATATCAAACTTGAGAAACTAAATGACTATTATACCTATGAATGGCAGGATATAAGAGAGGTGAGAGCAAATGAATTGCTTAACCATTATATAAAGGAATATGATATTCCTCTTATATTCAATAATGGTTTCATGGATGCAATGACATGTGGTGAGGAAATTTATCAATGTGACATTGTAGGTGGAGAACCAGTCATTGAAAGAGTGAACCCATTAAAGATTAGGATATTCAAGTCTGGGTACAGTAATAAGGTGGAAGATGCTGACATGATAATCCTTGAGGATTATTGGTCTCCGGGTAGAGTAATAGATACATATTATGATGTATTATCTCCAAAGGACATAAAGTATATTGAAACTATGCCTGATTATATAGGTCAGGGAGCTGTTGACCAGATGGATAATATTGATGAGAGATATGGATTTGTCAATCAGAATATGATTGGTGATGAAATAACTGTCAGAGATGGAACCTATTTCTTTGACCCAGCTAATCTATTCACAGAAGGTATAGCAAATTCACTACTTCCTTATGACTTGGCAGGTAATCTTAGAGTACTTAGATTATACTGGAAATCAAAGAGGAAGATACTTAAGGTTAAATCTTATGACCCTGAAACTGGTGAGGAAGAATGGAACTTCTATCCTGAGAATTATGTAGTAGATAAGGAAGCAGGAGAAGAAGTACAGTCATTCTGGGTTAATGAAGCATGGGAAGGAACTATGATTGGCAATGAAATATTTGTCAATATGAGACCAAGATTGATTCAATATAACAGGTTGAATAATCCTTCAAGATGTCACTTTGGTATTGTAGGTTCAATCTATAATCTAAATGATAGCAGACCTTTCAGTTTAGTAGATATGATGAAGCCATATAACTATTTATATGATGCTATTCATGATAGACTAAATAAAGCTATTGCTTCAAACTGGGGTTCTATCTTAGAGCTTGACTTATCTAAAGTTCCTAAGGGATGGGATGTTGGTAAGTGGATGTACTATGCAAGGGTAAATCATATTGCAGTTATAGATAGTTTCAAGGAAGGTACTATAGGAGCCTCTACAGGTAAACTGGCAGGTGCTCTTAATAATGCTGGAAAGGGAATGATTGAGACTAACATAGGTAACTACATTCAGCAGCAGATTAACCTTCTTGAGTTTATTAAGATGGAAATGGCTGAGGTTGCTGGTATATCTAAACAAAGAGAAGGTCAGGTTTCTTCAAGAGAAACTGTAGGTGGAGTAGAAAGAGCTACTCTTCAATCAAGTCATATTACTGAATGGTTATTCACTATACATGATGATGTAAAAAAGAGAACTTTAGAGTGTTTCTTAGAAACTGCAAAGGTAGCTTTGAAAGGAAGAAACAAGAAGTTCCAATATATTTTATCAGACACATCTACAAGAGTAATGGAGATTGATGGTGATGAGTTTGCTGAGGCTGACTATGGTTTGGTTGTAGATAATAGTAATGGAACTCAAGAGCTTCAACAGAAGTTAGATACTTTGGCTCAAGCTGCATTACAGACACAGACCTTATCCTTCTCTACTATCACTAAGCTATACACTTCAAGTAGTTTAGCTGAAAAGCAAAGACTAATTGAAAAGGATGAACAACAGATTAGAGAAAGACAAGCACAAGCCCAGAAGGAACAACTTGAAGCTCAACAACAAATAGCTGCTATGCAGCAACAACAAAAAGAGGCAGAACTTCTCCAGAAGGAAGAAGCTAATATAAGAGATAATCAGACTAAGATAATAGTAGCTCAGATACAATCAGATAGTTCTAATGAAGATGGAATTATGATTGATGATTATAGTCCGGAAGCTAAAGCTAATCTTGCTGAAAAAATTAGAGAATTTGACCTTAAATTACAGTTGGATAAGGATAAATTGAAGCTTGATAAAAAGAAAGCTGAAACTGATGCAAGTATAAAGAGACAAGCTCTAAGAAAAAGAAATAGTACAACTAATAAATAAAAGATATGAAGACAATAAGAACTTTAGTAATAAGTCCTAATGCCCCTGACACTAACTCAGTATGGCTGTATAAAGGTACAATGAAGTACTTTAACAATGGGGAATGGGAGACTGTAGGAGGTGATTCAGAACCCTATGTACTCCCTAAGGCTACTACCAGTGAAATGGGTGGTGTAAAACAAGCTACTAATGTAGGTAATTTGGCTACTGGAGCTGAACTTGCAACAGTGGTTACTAAGGTAAATGCAATTCTGTCTGCATTAAAGGTGGCAGATATAATGGTTAGAGATTCAAATTAATATACTATGTTTTTTACAGAAGAAGACTATAGAAAAATAGAAAAATGGTTGGTGAGTAAGGGTATCATGGATACCCAATTCTCTCCAGCAACTACTCTTGATGGAAATGAAACAATAGCTATTGTGCAGAATGGTAAAAATGTAAACACTACTATAGATGCTTTAGTTGAGAAACTTTTCCTGTTAGGAGTAGATGATTTCTTGAATATAACTGATAAATATAATCAACCTGCTATTTCACTAATTCAAGCTATTAGTCTAATTCCTTTTAGACATAGAAAAATAGGTCAGGTTATTACCTTTTTAAATGAAGATAATAAGTGGGTAATTTATCAGTTTCAAGGTTCCTCACTTACTCAGTGGAATAATCCTACTCAATGGGTAAATGTTATTGGTTCTACTATTACTGGAGAATTAGTACCTGATGAAGAAGACTTAACTGGAATTAAAGAAGGAGACAATACTGTACTTAAGTTTAAGAATAAAGCTTATAGTACTGCTAACTTCTCAGGTTTAGGTAGAGTATATCTTAGGAAGAATATAGCTGGAGGTAGGAATATACTTACTCAACAGATGATTAATCAGGAGAATACAAGATATATTCTTCAATATGATTATGATTTAAATGGCCAGACTATAACAATACCTAATAACTGTGTAATAGAGTTTGAAGGAGGTAGTATAAGTAATGGAACACTTACAGGTAATAATACATACTTAATAACTAATCAATATTATACTTTTAAAGAAGGACTGATATTCACAGGTACTTTCATAAATGAAAGTGTATCAATTTGTAACTTTGGGGCTACAAGTAATGAATATAGTCAGACCAATACAAATGATATAAGTTTCAAGTTTGAAAATGATATTAGTGCTCAATTACAAAGAGCTGTTGATTCAGGATTTAATATAGAATTTCCTTCTGGTGCATTTTATTTGGCTAACACTGTGACTATATCAAAACCTGTAAATATAAATCTTACAGGCTCTGATTATGGAGGTGTTGACAAGGCTTTAAAAATACTAACAAATAGTACAACTGTCATATACACAGATAAGAGTGTTACTTTATTTAATATTTGTGCAAATTCAGTTATATTAAATGGAGGTATTATATATTGTAGGGATGTATTGCCTTCTGGCAGTAACAAACTTATTGCATTCAACTTTGATGGTGATTATAAAAATTGGGGTAGCAATATTAACACAAATATACTATTTAATAGGCAATCACTAAATAGTATAGCATATAATATTGATTTATATGGCAAGCAAAAAGCAGCAGGTTATGTATCATACTTAACTCTTGGAGGAGTTGTTGAAGGTCCGGAGTATGGTATCAAAGTTACCCCAGCATTAATAACTAATGGTACAATCACATATAAGAAATCATGGTACTCAAGTGTAACTTGCAATTTTGATTCTATAGGATGTAGAGTAGTACATGAGATAGTAGGTGGAGGGCATGTTATTATTAGTGGTAAACATCAATCATCTAATTTATTTAGTGATTCTGAGATACATTCTGCTACAATATTGACTGGTACTAGTGATATTATAATCAACGCTAAGTATTGGGATGTTACAAATACTGGTGCATGGGGTAATGCTATTATTGTCAAAGAGTTAGCTAATTATGCAGATTACTACTATGTAAAATCATATACAAAATTTGTAGATGTAAATACGAATGACTTGCTTATTTATCCTACAATACTACCAAACTACTGCTTTAATGGTGGACTAAGAAGGATAACAAGAACAAGTGATATTCAGCATATTAATGTTCCAACAGATTATGGATCAAATAGTGTTGACTTAGACTACTACACTAATAATAGTTTAATTAATGCAGACTTATTAAGTGGGTATAAGATAGAGTTTTTGAAGGAGGATTTAACTACTGTCAGTAGTAATATCCTCATGCCATCAGTTGCAGGTTTATTTACATTACCTGCAATAACACAGATTACATATAATAATCTGGAGGAATCAAGCACTGATTGTATTAAAATATCTCTACCTAATGTATGGCTTAGACAATCAAAGTTAGTAGTAACACAGTTGATTACTAACACAAATTTTAGAATATGGTTTAAAGAGATAGTAGTAAGTAATCTTACAGATACAAAACAGTTTGTACTTGACTTCAATGATGTTCCTGATACAACTGCCAAGATAACAAAAATCTTAGATATTAATGCTAATGATTATGGTTTCTACATACTATTAAAAGGAATACAAAGTGGTGTTCCTGTTAGTGGGAGTAATACAATAGATTTATTTAGTTTATGTATTCTAAGCCCACTGGTTAATAACTCATCTAAACAAAGGATAAAGTATGGTAGTACTACTGTATTAGAAGCTAATAGAGCCTCTCTGGATAATGGTGACACTTGTTATGATACAACAGCAGAAAGTATTGTTACTAAATCAGGAACAAGTTATGTAAATGCTTTTGGTTATAAACCATATAAGGTAAAATCTGCAACAAGACCTGATTCTTTGGATGCAGGTTCATTCATGTTTGATACCAGCATAAATAAGTTTATACTATGGGATGGTACAAACTGGTTAAATTCAGACCAGACCTTAGTTGATAAGGTAGTAATAATATAATATGAGTTTAAAGATATGTTAGAATTAAATGTTAAAATGTCAATTATACAGGATACTGTAGCAGGTCCTGGAACTACTATATGTACTATGACAACTACAGGGGGCATTGCCCCCTATGTCTACTCCATATTTGATGATGTAAGTGTTAGAGATACTTATGCAATATCAGGTAATAAAGTAGTTACTACAAGAGCAATAAATGTAAATGAAGCTCTTAATTTTGCAGTCCAAGTTATAGACCAAAGTGACCCTCAGGATAGTGCTACATCAGGCTTAATGATCCCTATTATGCAAGCTGCTGCTCAAAACATGTTTAATAAGACTGATGTAATCTACAAGATTACCAAAGATATTAATCTTTATGGTAAAGCATTAACTATACCAGCTAATTGTACACTAGATTTTCAGGGAGGTAAGTTCATTGATGGCTATATAGTAGGTAATAATACAAAGATTATAGCAGGTATAAATCAAATATTTGACTATGTACAACTTAGTGGTACATTTATTGTAAATAACAGCTACCCAGAGTGGTTTAGGGCTGCTTCTAGCAGTAGTACAACTGATTATATTCAAGCAATTCAGTTTGCATTAGATGCTTTTAAACATACAAATATAGTTACTGATATAGATTTAGGAGGTGGAACTTTGACTGTTCCTACTGGTTGTACCTTAGATTTCCAAGGTGGTTCTCTTAAAAATGGTACTTTAAATGGGCAATCTCTTAAGATATCCAATAGGTCTAATAGGCTTATCTTTTATGAATCTTTGTCTTTTAGTGGATCATTTGTTTGCCCAAACATATATTTAGATTGGTTTAACTTTCATGCAGATGGTATAACTGATGACTTTTTATCCTTTCAACAGGTATCTAAACTTGTTTCTGGAGTTACTGGGGGTACTACTTTGTACTTTGGAAATGGATTAACTTACTACTGTATAATTCCAGATAATGGTCTTGTAAAACCAGGTGGGGATGATTTTACATGGCCTACAATTTTAGATATAAGAAATGTAGGCAGTGTTTATATAAACATGCAGAATTCTACTATAAAAAGTTTTGCAGGAAATCTCCCTGCTTATTTACATTTTAGGTTCTATAATTCTACTAACTGTGGATTATATAATGGGCATATAGTAGGAGATGCTTTAGAACATGATTATTCAGAGTATATAGTACCATCTACAGGAAAAAGTGCAGGTACTACACATGAATGGGGATATGGTATCTATGTGCAAGATTCAGAAGTCATACTAGAAAATATAGAAATATCATTATGTATAGGAGCCTCACTTTCAATTAGAGAAAGATCTGATTCCACTGGAAATAAAACAAATACTAAAGTTAAAGACTGCTATTTTCATCATATTAGGAAGAATGGGTTTTCTATAGGAACATCTAATACTACTATAATTGATAGTTGTATTATTAATAATGTTGGAGATTTTACATATAATGGAACTAATGTTACGGGATGTGCTCCTAAAAGTAATATAGATATTGAACCAGAGTCAGGAGATAAATACTTTAAATCAATACAAGTTCTAAATACTAAATTTGGAACTTGCAATGGTTGGGGGATAATTGCAGCAATTGGTAGTGGGCCTTCTGGGGGCAATATACTTATTGATAATTGTCAATGTGAATGTAACATATATGTAGCCAAGGATTTACAAGAATTTATAATTAGAAATAGTTTATTTGATTGTACAAATGATGCAGTAAAGATGGAGAATAAAACATTTGTATGGTTAAATAAAGCTACTTTAGAGAATACTAAGTTCATGTTATCTCCTAAATCACTATTATTTAACTACTGTAAAAGTGTAAGAGGTTGTGAATTTACTTCTACATATGATGCTAACTATAAATCTTCTCAGATAATTATGACTACTGGTGGTGATGTAGTTTATGAAAATTGCAAATTCCAAAATTTTTATGGAGCACTTCCAATAAGTAGTTTATATGATAAACCATCTAATGGTTTTTATATGAATAATAGTTCATATGCTCCTAAATCTGTAACATTTAGTAATTGTGAGTTATCCAATTGTAATTTTAATTCTAATACTCAGACAGTAGAGATAACTATGAATGACTGCATAATAGACAACTCATTCATATATGTTCAAAAAGCGGAATTTAATAATACCATACTAACAGATGTTTATGGATATATACTATCTCCAGTGTATAAGTTTAATCATTGTACATTATATGCAAGTGAGAAATATGTTACCATGTTACTAGGTTCTGCTATTAAAGAGTTTAGTAATTGTAAGGTAATTATACAAAACCCAAATGGAGAACTTTATACAGATTATAAATATGATAGTATAGTTGGTTATAACAGCTATATAAATTGGAATTATGGTGGTACTACTAAAATTAGTACAAAGAATTCAAAGTTATATAATTGTGTTATAACTTCCTCAAACATTACTAAAGACAACTATGAGGGAGTTGGGGAAAACAATTCTTTTATTGTAGAAACCACATAGAATATTAATTATAAAAAAAAAAGTATGGCAAATATACAACAATTAGTTAAAAGAGTGCCTCAAGGTATTACTAATGTAAGTCCTATTACTTCTATTAGAGCAGTAAAAAGTGCAGAAACTGGTTATACTTTAGATTATATTCTTACAGGATTTAATATGCTGTTCTTATCTTATAATGTTAGTGCTGAATTAACAAGACTTCAAGTCCCACTCTCTTTCAGGAGGGAGGGACTTTGGGTTACATATGTAACTTATGATAGGACAGTTGTTACAGAATGGTATAATTCTAATGACATTGATGATGATACATGGAAGTCTGATGCTAATTGGAGACAAGGTAGTAATATGCTTGTAGGAGATATTAGTATCTCTTCTGAGGGTAATTGGGTTATTAATGGGGTAGATACAGGTTCTAAAGCTCAAGGTCCCTCAGGTACTAATCCTATACTTAGAAATAACCAGAATAAACTTGAGGTATCTTATGATGAAGGAAAGACATGGAGTGTTATCTCAGAATATATTGCAGCATGGTTCAGATTTACAGGTACTGTTGGAAATAATCAAGCTGATAATATAGGTAAGATACAAATTAGTAGAGATAATGGTAGTACATGGACTGACTTAAGTGGTGAATTTACTAACAATTTGCATATTAAAGGATATGCAAATTCTATAGCAAATCTTCCTTCAAATGCAGCTCAAGGTGATATTTATGGTGTAGGTCCTACTTATGACCCAAGTGATACTGAACATACAAATCCTATCTATCAATTATATGTTAAAAGTAATGTTGGGTGGGTTAATAATGGAAGATTCACTTCTATTAGTGCTGGTGTAGTACAAGAAACTGGTAACAGTGAAAACTTAGTAATGTCTCAAAAGGTTGTTACTAATGAAATAATGAAGGATAGATACTCATTATATTCAAGTCAAGCCTTCTATGGAGAGCCGGGAATTGACCCTAATCATTTTGTAGATTTCACAAGTAGTGTACAATTTAAGGGTTATAAGGAAGATCCTCTGTGGGATTGTGCATGGGTTCATATATTTAAAGGTAGTAAGTTTATAACTATCACTGGTGCTGTATCTTCAACTGTTAGTTACTATAATAGTACAACTCCTACTGCTGGATCTTATTTAGGTATAGGTACTACTATACCAAGTGATGCTAAGTTATGTTTAATTAACTTCGCAAAGGAGAATAATCCTAATGGTTATGGCAATCTGGTGGTATCTCAAGAAGGAATGGCTTCTACTAAAGGGGAGTTTACTGAACTCAGTAACACAGTAGATACTGTCTCTGATAATCTTAAAGCTACCTCAGCATTAGCTGTAGAAATGGCAGCAGACTTTGGTGCAACTCCTATTGGAGTTAATGCTCTTGACACTATTAATGTATTAAGAAATTGGGGCTTTGATAGTGGTCAGTGGGTTAATCTTGAAGGATTAGTTAGTTCAGGTAAGTTATTCTTAAAGAATAATCAATACTATACTGCTCAAAATATTAAGGCATATCCTAGTATCAATGCAATGTATATTGCAGCATTTGATGCTAATGATAATTACTTAGGTAGGACTGTTATACCTCTTCAACCTGATTTATCAGCTACATTTATTTACACTAAGTTACAAGGAGCTTTCTATGAGAGAATAGTACTAGCTGGAGTACAAGGACCTACTGATTACTCAGATATGCAACTTGAAGAAGGATTTAATAAATCACCAATAGAACCATTTAAAGGATATACATTTAAAAATATAGAGGATGCAGATTTCATAAATCAAGTTAAAGATCAATATTTACAATATCCAACAGGTAAAAATTATATAAATCAATCTAATTTGTTATATGGCTACTCACTTGATGGAGGAGTAATTGTACCAAATGCAAGAGGTATATTCTCTAATAAATTATTTCTTAAAGATGGCACAACCTACACTGCATCAGGAATTCCTATCTATGCAGCTAATATCAAGAATATGTATATAGCATATTTTGATAAAGAGAATAACTTCCTTAAGAGAACTCAACATGCTATGCAAGTGGCAGAGGGTGCTACAAGTGGTCAGGTTACTTTTGTATTTAATAATAGTGATGGTGCTGCTTTCTATGTAAGAATCCTATTACAAAGTAGTAACTCAGCTTCTGTATTTGATCCTAATATAGCTCAGTTAGAGCTGGGAAGTAGTGCTACAACCTTTGAAAATTACCAGAGTACTATCTACAAAATGCCAGAAGCAGAGGTAAATAATGCTCTGGAGAATAGAAATATACTACTTACAGGAGCTTCCTTTGCCTTTCCAGAGAATGAATGGTTTGGTTATGTGCAAAGAGATTTAGGTATTACTGGATATAATAAAGCTGTTAGTGGTGAAACTATGACTGAAACAGCACAGAAGATGCATGATGGTACTCTCTATACTCAACAGGAGTTTGAAGATTTTGATGTATTTCTTATATTCCATTCGCATAATCAAGTAGTAACTGATACTACTAATATTAAGGAGAACTATGAAGATTATGTATTTCCTCTTACTGATAGGTCAGCTCAGTGGGATTATGTATTAAAAAAGTACTCTGCTGAATGTTATGCTGCAAGACTTAATCCTAATAGTAGATGGTATGGCACTAAAGAAGGTAAGCCTTGTATGGTAGTAGTATGTACCCACTGGCATGATGCAAGAACCAACTTCAATGATTCTATTAGGGTACTTCAAGCCAAGTGGGGATTCACCCTGTGTGAGTTTGATACAAGAATAGGTTTTAGTAAGAACCAAGTTCACCCTGTAACTGGAGAGCAAGTATCTATACTTCACTGTGATAATGAGTATGGTAATACTGAGGTTATAAATGGAGTTACTTATGGTTGGCATCAGACAAGAGGTAAGGCTGCTTACATTCAAAAGAGGATGGCATCTATTGTTGAAAGTGTTATAAGGAATCTATAATGCTACTAATTAATAATCTACTTATACTATTGCATAAGTAGATTATTTTTAATATGTTTGCACAATAATATGGGGGAAGAAAATATGAAGAAGTATATAATAATCCTTATTCTAATATTGATTGGAGCTATAGCTCATCTATCATATCAGAATAAGCAATTGACTACTAAGTATGAGACTTCTATTGAGAATGTTAAAGCCTATGATACTCAATTAAATGGGCTTGAAGGCAAGAATAGAGTATTAAAACTAACAGTTGAACAGCTTAATTACTTCAATGATTCAATCATTAAGAAGATGAAAGTGGTCCAGAAGGAATTAGGTATAAAGGATAAGAGATTACAACAGCTTCAATATGAAGCAAGTCATGCACAAAGAGCTGACACTATTACCCTAAAAGACACTCTATTTAGAGACCCTCAGTTAAGGCTTGATACTATAGTGGGAGATAAGTGGTTTAAGACTAATCTTCATTTGGAATTCCCAAGTACTATAGCATTGAAACCTGAGATAGAGTTAGAGAGATATACATTCATAAATGGTAAAAGGGAGACTGTGAATCCACCAAAGAAGTTCTTCTTGTTTAAGTGGTTCCAGAAGAAACATACAGTAGTAGAAGTAAATATAAGGGAAATGAATCCCTATGTTAAAAATAAAACACAAAGATTTATACAAATAGTTGAATAATTATGATTGAAAGTGGAATACTTATTACAGCATTAATAGGCATTGTAACCACATTTACTTCGGGATTTACTGCATGGTTCTTTGCAAGAAAGAAGTATAATAGTGAAGTTGATAATAACCTAATTAAGAATATGCAAGACTCTTTGGAGTTCTATAAGAAATTGTCAGATGATAATAAGTCAAGACTTGATGAAGTCCTCAAGAGAAATGATAATCTTGAGGAGGAAATCAAAGAATTAAGACAACAGGTGATGGGCTTAATGACAAGTATATGTACAGACCTATCTTGTCAGATAAGAAAGGGAAATTATGAGGATGTAATTAAAGCTAAAAAGTAATTAATATGAAAAGAGTACTTAATCTTGGGAGTCTTTCAAGAATAGTTGAAGGAGACCCTAATGAAATAACAGATGATGAAATTCTTGTAATCAAGGATAAGATTATAGAGGGTAAGATAATTGATATTCAAAAGAGAGTTGATGGCAAACTGGTATCTCTTATTACTGAGAAATATACTTATACTATCAATCCTACTCCTGCTGATGCTATAGTAGTTATCAATGGTTCAACTACTAAAAGTATTAGGGCAGCTAAAGGACATACAGTTACTTGGTCTGTATCAAAAACAGGTTATATAACTCAGTCTGGTAGTGATGTAATCTCTGGTGATGTATCAAAGAGTATAACATTAGTAGAAGATAGTGAAGACCCATCAGTATGAAACTATTATTAAAGAGACTATTTAAAGGACCTAAATATACTATAGGTAAACTCTATGTAAATGGTGTTTATGAATGTGATACTCTTGAAGATACTGATAGAGGTCTCTATGAAACACAATCTCTTCTGGAGATACAGAGTAAGAAGGTCTATGGACAGACAGCAATTCCTTATGGAACTTACAAGATTGATATGAATACTGTAAGTCCTAAGTTCAAGGATAGGTCATGGGCTAAATTCTGTGGAGGAAAGTTACCCAGACTTATAGATGTAAAAGGATATGAGGGGGTACTAATCCATGTTGGTAATAAGGCTGAGGATACCTTAGGTTGTATTCTTGTGGGAGAAAATAAAGTAAAAGGACAAGTTATTAATAGTACAGCTACCTTTCAGGAGTTATATTCAGTTATGCTGAAAGCAAAACTCCTTGGAGAGGAACTAAGTTTAACAATAGAATAGGAGAGATTATTTATGGCAAAGACTTGTAAATCAGGTGGAAAGAAACCTACAAAGAAGTAGAAATGGGAAGGGTGTAGTATTATTACTATACCCTTATCTTTTGGCAGTAAATAAGTAATTTATTTATAGAGTTGTAAGGGTCTTATTTACTATATTGTAGAAGTCATAAATCCCTACTATCTTTGTGCCAGTTTAATAACTAAAGGAGTAGAAATATGATAGGAGAATTAAGTGAAGACCTCATTATGACAGGGGATGAAATAGATGTAGAGAATCTATTTTCTGATGATGGGGGTGAAGAAGAAACACAGGTAACTCCACCTGCCCCAAAGGAGAAAGAAGAAAAAGAAATTGAAAAAACTACTGAGGAAGAAGAGGTAAATCCTGATGATTTATTTGATAATCCAGAGAGCGTAGGTAGTGGAAAAGATAATCAAGAAGAAGAGGAAGATACCCAATCTGAAAAGGACAAAGGTACTTCTCCCAAAACTAACTTCTACTCTTCCATTGCCAGTGCCTTGAAAGAAGAAGGTATCTTCCCTGACCTTGATGATGATACATTAAATGGTATCAAGACTCCAGAAGATTTTGCAGAAGCAGTTGAAAAGACTGTTCAGGCAAGATTAGATGAAAGACAAAAGAGAATTGATGCTGCATTACAAGCTGATGTAGAACCAGATGAAGTAAGAAGGTATGAACAAACCCTTGCTAATTTGGATGCAATCAAGGAGGAATATATAACTGATGAAACTGAAAAGGGTGAGAGATTGAGAAAGAACTTAATCTATCAGGATTTTAGGAACAGAGGTTATAGTGAAGCCAGAGCTAAGAGGGAGGTTGAGAAATCTTTTAATGCTGGCACAGATATTGAAGATGCAAAAGAGGCATTGGAAAGTAATAGAGAGTACTTTAGCACTCAATATCAGGACCTAATCAAGGAAGCTCAAGAAGAGGCAAGAGAAGAACAAAGGAAAATTAAAGAAGAGGCTGCACAATTAAAGAAATCAATGCTTGAGGACAAGGAAGTATTTGCAGGTATTACACTTGATAAGACTACAAGACAAAAAGCATTTGAGAATATTACTAAGCCTGTCTTTAAAACAGAAGATGGAGAATATTTGACTGCTATTCAGAAATATGAAATGGATAATCCAGTTGAGTTTAGAAAGTATCTATCTGTATTGTTCACTATGACTGATGGCTTCAAGAATATTGATGGTCTTGTAAAAGGTAAAGTAAAGAAAGAAGTCAAGCAAAGTCTTAGAGAATTAGAACATAAACTCAGTAGTACTGCAAGAAATTCATCAGGTAATCCAAGATATGTTGGAGGGGTTGAGGAAGATACTGAGTCTTATATTGGAAAGGGCTGGGACCTTGATGTCTAAAAACATATTAACTAACAAAAATAATTAACAGATTATGGCTGGTAAATTAGGTAAATTTCAAATGTTAGGCTTCCAACACTGGAAGGGTCTGACAAGTGACAACCACCTTGGAGCTATCTTCCAACAAGCACCTCAGAAGGCAACTAACCTTATGGTGCAACTGTTGGCTTTCTATAGAGGAAAGAGCTTGGATACATTCCTTAATTCATTCCCTACAAGAGAGTTTGAAGATGATAATGAATACTACTGGGATGTTATTGGTTCTTCAAGGAGAAACATTCCTCTTGTTGAAGCAAGAAATGAAAATGGTGCTGTAGTTGCTGCTAGTGCAGCTAATGTGGGAGTTGGTACATCTCCTTTCTATCTGGTATTCCCAGAAGATTGGTTTGCAGATGGTGAAGTTATTGTAGGTAACTTGAACCAAGTATATCCATTTAGAATCCTTGGTGATGCAAGAATGGAAGGTACTAATGCAGTGTACAAAGTAGAACTTATGGGTGGTAATACTCAAGGTGTTCCTGCTGAAAGACTGCAACAAGGAGAAAGATTCTCTATTGAATTTGCTCCTGTAGAAAAAGAACTTTCAAGAAAGGTTGGTGATGTTAGATTCACTTCTCCTGTAAGCATGAGAAATGAATGGACTACAATCAGAATCCAACACAAGGTAGCTGGTAATAAGCTAAACAAGAAACTTGCTATGGGTATTCCTATGGTTAGAAATCTTGAAAGTGGAAAGCAAGTGAAGGACACTGCAAATATGTGGATGCACTATGTAGATTGGGAAGTAGAACTTCAATTTGATGAGTACAAGAACAATGCTATGGCATGGGGTACTTCAAACAGAAATCTGAATGGTGAATACATGAACTTTGGTAAATCAGGTAATGCTATTAAGACTGGTGCTGGTATCTTTGAACAAACAGAGGTTGCTAATACTATGTACTACAATACATTCAGCTTGAAGTTACTTGAAGATGCACTGTATGAACTGTCAGCTTCTAAACTTGCAATGGATGATAGACTCTTTGTAATCAAGACTGGTGAAAGAGGTGCTATTCAGTTCCATAAGGAAGTATTGAAGACTGTATCTGGTTGGACTACATTTGTACTTGATAATAACTCTACAAGAGTTGTTGAGAAAGTTCAGTCAAAACTTCATAGTAATGCACTTAGTGCTGGTTTCCAATTTGTTGAATATAAGGCTCCTAATGGTGTTAGGGTAAGATTAGATGTTGACCCATTCTATGATGATCCAGTAAGAAACAAGATTCTTCATCCAATGGGTGGTGTAGCTTTCTCTTACAGATATGACATCTGGTATATTGGTACTATGGACCAACCTAATATCTTCAAATGTAAGATTAAGGGTGATAATGAGTACAGAGGATACCAATGGGGTATCAGAAATCCTTTCACTGGACAAAAGGGTAATCCTTATATGTCATTTGATGAGGATTCTGCTGTAATTCACAGAATGGCTACTTTGGGTGTTTGTGTGCTTGACCCAACAAGAACTATGTCATTAATTCCTGCAATTCTGCAAGGATAAGCATAAATAAAAGGGAGGCAGGTAATTCCTCCTCTCTTTTTCTTTTTTAAGATATTAAATGGAGAAGTAATATGGCAAAAGAAGTTAGTACAATGGTTTTAGATGATGAGGAAATTATGAAAGAAACACCAGTTATACCTGATGTTAATAATCTCTTTGAAGAACCAAAGACAAGAAAAACAAAGAAACAAGCAGTAATAGAGGACAATGATGAACCTATTAGCTGCCTAAGAAATGAAAGAGTTATAGTAAGGTTTGTTCCCAAGCAGACTGGTTTAGTTTCAAACCCTAAGCATATCCTATATGGAGGTATGGCAGAAGCAGCAGTAAGATGGTTTACTCTACCAAGATTAAGTTCTGGTATGTATGTAAATGCCCTCACTGATAAAGAGAAAGCCTATCTTGAAGAGATAATGGGTCTTGAATATAATGCTCTATCTATCTATAAGAAGGTAGATAACTTCTGGGATAATTACACAGTAAGATTAACTAAGCAAGATAATTTCTTGAACTTGGCTGACCCTGATGATTATATCAAATATAAAATCCTTTTAGCAAATAAGGACTATATTGCATCTTCTCTTCAAGAGCTGCAAGACAGACCTAAAATGACTTATCAGTTTGTAATTGTACAAGAAGGTGAGGAAGCTAAGACTGCTAAGAAGGAAATGAATGCTACAATGCAGTCATACATGAAGTTTGGTGAAATTCAAGATGATGCTGATAAGCTGAGAGTAATCATTGAAACTATTGATGGTAGACCTCTTGCTAAGACAACTAAGATTGAATTCTTACATGAGAAGATTAACAAGCTAATTCAAGCTGACCCAAAACTTTTCTTAAGAGTTTCAGAAGACCAGTATCTTGATACTAAAGTTCTGATTAAGAAGGCTATTGAAGAAGGTCTAATTAGTAACAGAGGTGGTATGTTATACCTGAAATCTGATGGTTCTCCTCTATGTGGAGATAATGAAGAACCTACTTTGAGTGTAGCTGCTAAGTTCTTAAGTGCTCCTAAGAGACAAGAATTGAAGTTCAGTCTGGAAGCAAAGCTAAAAGAATAAAGATATGAATGTTAATGAATTTTCTAATGAATTTGATGTACTCTATAACAACATAATGAGCAATGCTGCTCCGGGGTTAAATGAGTATGAAAAGTCTGTACTGCTTACTAAGGCTCAAGAAGAGATAGTTAAGAACTATTTTGAACCAGCAGGTAATAAGTATGGAAAAGGATTAGATGATTCACCAAAAAGACAAATAGATTTTTCAGAATTAATAAAGGTAGGGAAAGGGGTACTTAATACAAGTGCTCCTACTATCACCTTTGATAAGAGAGCTAAGGTATATGATTTACCTGCTGACTTATTCTTGGTTATAAATGAGGCTGTTGATACTAATGCAGGAACTAAACAGATAGTTCCAATCAGTTATTCTGATTATACAAGGCTTATGTCAAGACCTTACAAGGAACCAGTTAAATATCAGGCATGGAGAATAATTACTACTTCTATAAACAATATCTCTGTAGAATTAATAGTAAACAGTAATGAAACTATTACAGATTATAAGGTAAGATATATAAGAAGACCTGCTCCAATTATCACTACTAATCTATCTTCTGAATATGGTGATGTCACAATAAATGGTGTAAGCACTATTTCAGAATGTGAGCTTAACCCAATTATTCATAGTGAGATATTACAGAGAGCAGTTGAATTGGCTAAGGCAGCTTACCAAGGAGATTTGCAAGCAAGTGTTGAATTAGGACAGAGGTCTGAGTAAAATATAAAGTATGACTAATAAAGAATTTTCTGATGGATTCAGTACTTTACTTAACTCATTTGGTGTCACTCCTAATATAACCCTTGATGAATATGAGAAATCAACATTTCTCACTAATGCTCAAGAACAATTGATTATTGACATCTACTCTGGAAGGAATATTATTTATGGTAAGTCCTTTGAACAGACAGAAGAAATAAGAAGATATTTGAGCAATTTGGTGGAGACCTATGAAACAAGTACCAAGGTTACAGGAAAGCTGGGACTATCAAAAGATTCAGTATTCTTTGAGATACCACAAGATACTTGGTTCATTACTTATGAAGTGGCATTCCTCAAGGACAGTAGATTAGGTTGCTTGGATGGTATAGAGGCAAGTGTGGTTCCATTACCACAGGATGATTTATATAGAGCAAAGGATAATCCATTTAGAGGACCAAGTAAGGACAGAGTACTGAGACTTGATATAAAAAGTGATTTAGCTGAATTAATCAGCAAGTATAATGTGGATAAGTATTTAATGAGATATATCTCTCAGCCCACTCCTATTATACTTGTAGATTTACCTGATGGACTAAGTATCAATGGTGTAAGTACTGAAAGTGAATGTGAACTAAATCCTGTAGTACACAGAGCAATACTTGAAAGGGCTGTACAGCTTGCCATAATAAGTAAAACTCAACTGACAGGAAATAAAGAATAAATTATAAACTAATTAAAAAATAAATTAATTATGGCAATTTTTAGTATAAATCAAGTAAGACAACTGTATGTTGCAAAGGCTCTCAAAACTAATACAGCAGCCCTTACAACTGCTGGTGATATTGTACCAAAG